CTTCTTCCGGCGACGACGTTTCTTGGGCTCTTCTGCGATTGCGGCGGCAATAGTCGCGTTGGTGGCTTCGATAATATTTTTCACTAGACTGTCGCCCGCAGCAATGATTTTCGGATCGATGGAGGACGTTCCGGCTTCGACAACCGGCAAGACTTGCCCGTTTGGCATCTGCACCGTGTCTCCAACTTTCATAGGAGTCACATCGCGGCCCGCCGAAGGATTGGGTGAGAGCGAAGCCGGGGCTGCGATTTCGGCCAAGGGCTGAGTTGCGCGGGAGATGTCCGTGGTCGTGTTCTGAACTTCTGACTCGTCGAGCAGGCCCCCGCCTACGAATTGAAGCGTGAGGCGGCGGGTAGCGCGCGTTTGCGCTGTCATGATTGCGTCCGACAGATACTTGCCACTGCGGCCCCGGGTGTCTGCGGCGCCTACGGCCACGTCTGTGCGGCCTGTCTTGTCGTGGCCCTTGGCGATGAACATGATGGAGCCGTCGCCCACCACTTCCCGGATCTCGTCAACAGAGATTCCGCGGTTGCCCCTCATGATATCCGTAGCGCCCTTCTTGGCGTAGAGCACGAGGTGGCGACCGGCGTCACCTGAGTCCAGCCACATGAATTCTAGCAGGCTCAACTCGGGCGGAATCTCGAAATACTCGCACGCGTTAACCTTGTACTCAGTCTTCTGTGCGTCGCTCAGATTATCCAGACTTGTGAGCGGGATGAATTTTTTCTTGTTTGCCATTTTGTCTCCTTATTTGTGATAATACGTGCTTTCAAAACCGTCGCCCTTCAGAGGAAGACCCGGTGCCCAGTAAATCGGCTGGGACATCTCCCACTCCATCTCCCTCACCCCGGGCGCAAAAGGATCGGTACTTTTCTCTGTTACCCCTTCGTCATGCACATGCCCGCAAATCGGCAGCCCTCGTTCGTTCTCGAACTTCAGGAGCACATGCGCCAGCACGTCTCGCGCGATGCCCTGCACAATGTTTTCGAAAACCTTGCCGCCGTGCGATGTGACTACGCCCCAGCCGTGCGTCTTCTGGTCCTGACCTGCGTATACCAGCGTGGGTTTGTAAACATCCACACGGATCGGAACACCGAGAGTATCCAGATCGTTAGTCTCGCGCGTCCAAGGCATCTTGGTGCTCTCGATGCGCGCGTCCATATAGTGCAGATAGCGACCGCTGGGCAACTGAATCCGAAGGATGGGGTGCCGACTTCGGATAGGAATCTTGTCAATCTTGATGCAGCCGTTGGGGCCTACGTTGCGAACCGTATTCGCGCCCTTGAGCACGTCGTCAACGGCCTCTTCCAAGATGTACCAGAACTGGACGATCTCCTTGTACGACTCGCGGAACACGTCTACGATGATCTGAGCCTGTTCCAGCGACATTACGACGCCATAGCCTTCTGCGTATTCTCGGAGGGTCGCAGCGCCCATGCGATAGACACAGCCCAGCACGCCCGGCTTGGCCTGCTGCCTGTGCTTCTTCGCCGCGCCGCGCCGAATGGGGTCCTTCTTGTTTTTGAGATCGAACTCCAAAGTCTCGTACGGAATCTGAGTCGTCTTCATCGCGAAATCGATATACGGGTCGCGACCCTTGTGGAACACATCTAGCAGAGGCTGGCACCCCGATACCCATGCGCCCACGCGCGTTTCGATTGCGTTCTCGTCGGCCACCGCGAACTCGTTGCCGTCTTGGGTTTCGAATGCCGTACGCAGAAGTGACTTGATTACCGATAACACCGCGCCCGGGTCCGGCTTCTCAGGCGTCGGATGCCCGAATTGTTTCTCTATGGCTTCATAATCGTCGGCCATAACCATGGCACGGGCCATGTTGACGTTGTCCTCGTCCTCGAATCGTTCGTCGGGTCGCGCCATGTTGTGGAATTGGAGCGCCGTGCTTGACCATCGACCGCAGCGCGCGCTGCCCATGAATGTGAACAGGTTCCGCAATCTCTTATCCGGGGAGACTTGTCGGAGAATCGTCGCGAACTTCGTATAGGATGTGCTGGCTGCCGTCTGCCTGTTGAGCAGAACTTCTCGGCATAGTGGAGTCAAGTTCGTGTTGTTCTTCAACTCCGAAGCCACGAAATCTTTCTCGATGGACTCCTCGGCGTAGCCTCGCTCTGTCAACCAAGGTATCAACTGGTCGCCCGAATTCGCGTTCGCCAATCCCGTGAGTTTGTTCTGGGTGTCCAAGGCGGCTTTTTTCGCGATTCCGGCGATCTTGAATGCCTTGGTAACGAACTCCACGTTCGTCGGCATGCCTCGGTCATTGACCGTCTGGTCGAATATCCAGACTTCGCGCTCCTTGGGCGGCAGAGGCATCACGCCCAGCAGCACCTCGCGGCGCATGACTTCGCGCTCGGCTACCACGTCCTGCCGACAGTACTCGATGAACTTCGCCCAATCCTCGGGGTCCGTTTCCTTATCGCGGAAATAGTACTCGACGGGCTCGCCCCTTTTCTTCTTGCGCTTCGAGGGCATACAGAAAATGTTGATTAGGCGCTTGCCGTCCGCTTCCTTGGCGTAGTCGCGCGGCAGACCCAGAATGATGGAGACATCTTCCAAAGATGCGGGCAACGATAAGTAACGCGCGCTGGCCTGCGGGTCTTGGAAACGACGAACGGGAAGTGTGACGCCCAACACAAACTTGAAGATGTAACGCTCGAACGCGCTGTTGAACGCGACGATCTGCACGAGAGGATCGTTAAGCGCGTGGTACAGTTCCTTCGGGACGGGCTCTTCTTCGCAAAGCCACATCTGAACTTCGCCTTCGTCAATCGCCCAGCCCAGCATCAGGGCTTTCGTGGACGGGTCGGTGGCGTAGTTGTACAACCCCACGGATTTGGGTCCGCTCAACTGCGCAGTCGATCTGGTTTCGAAGTCGATGTACAGAGTCTTCACTGCGGCCCCTTATACCTTAAACCGCTTCGTTTCCTGCAATATCCCATCCCGCAGGAGCTGTACCGCGCCGAAACAGCTCAAGCTTTCTGCCGTGGTCATATAAGCCCTCAATGATTTTGCGGAACTCTTCCGGCTTCTCCGAATGTTTTGTGCGCCCTATTGATTGCACCGAATCCACCAACTTCGATACATCGGGCTTACAAGAACCCCGTGTTGCAATCAAAAGTAGTTCGTGACGGACAGAGTTGTAATGGCCCATATTGTGTTTCACCTTGTCCCACACAAACGAAGACTTATACTCAAAACCCCACGCTTCGATGATCGCAAAACACCGCTCAAGTAAAGGCGATGTAACCCACAGGAAGAGTACGGCGTTCTTGTCGGCCATGTCGCGCACCAGTCGCTTTCCGCTCACCTTATACTTCTTGAGTTGATCGTCATCTAAACAGTCGTAATGCCGCTCGGCATGCCCGTGTTCGTCCATTTTATTCAGGCCGATGTACTTCCACGGCGGATCGGCATAAAGAATACGATAAGTACCCTCTAACTCCTTCGGCTTAGCTGCCGCGACCGCTGTGTTGTAGTCTTCTTTCTTGGCTGTTCGAATAGCCGCACGCACGTCTGTTCCTGTCTTTACTAGAGAAACCGCAGTCGTGCGGGCGACACCGGACAGAGAAGATAATTTTTTAGCTTCGTTGAACGTAATAATCTGGTCTTGAACGAGAGACTCTAGCTCAGGGGCGTCTTTTTTAACTTTTTGAAGAGCGCGAAGCCGTTTTTCTGAAACATTTTCTTCCTTTGCTATCCTTTTTCGTTTCCTAATGGTTGCCGTTTTTAGCTTGGGGGACTTTTGGGCCTCCGAGTTATTGTTTTTAGGGCGGCCTTTTCCTCCGGTTTTTCCTGCTTTAGCTGCACGCTCGCTATTGGATATGGCTACCTCTGAGTCCAATCGCTTACCCACTAAAACGAGCCGTACATCATCGGTCAGGTTTCTACGCCCTAGTTGGTGGTTCAAAACCCAAAGTTTCGCGTTGTCGCGGTCGGGCTTTTTGATCTCGGTTGTAGAGAACTTGAGACCATTCTTCTCGGCAATCTTGAAGCGGTTGTGACCGTCGAGCAAGATATTCTTGCCCCCCGACTTCCAGATAGCGAGCGGCACCGTAATCTCGCCGTCTTGAAGAATGTTCGCTTCTAGTTGCCTGAACTCCTCAGGCAGTAACGCAGGAATCAACCGCTTGAACTCCGAGTCTATCGCTATTTGCATCAGTGGTCTCCGCGAAAACGAATTTGTCTTTTGCTAGTGCGCAATCTACCGCTGCCAATATTTCCTGCTGTGATGCTGCCGCCCTAGACTTAAACAACCACTGGCAGCCGCTATTTTTCGGGGCCTTACTAAAAATAAGTTTACCCGTTCGTATGAGAATACCGGGATTCTTACGCGACACACAAAACATTGGGTCAAAGCCGCCTTGGTTCAGGGGAGACCCGTCCTCCATTGTGTATTCGGAAAAATGCTTTGTTACTTTCTTGACTAGATCGTCTACTGATACCCAGTCTTGCGATTGCGCGACCACGAAGTCGATCTGCTCTTTCTTCACTTCCCCCAGCGCTATTTTTTCTCCGTCTCGGTAGGCGTATACCACATCACGCGACGGGATGACTTCTAAATCCACTAAAGGAAACACAATCGTTTTGTCTTCGAACTCCACTGTTGCTTTGCCGTTCGTTTCGTTGATTACTTCGCCTACACCGAGTTCGGGGTATTTTGGATGTCCTACTCTCGTATTCATTTTGTCCTCCTAGCCGAAGATTTCATACAAGACCAATCTACTCCTTTTTTGCCTTTTTGTCAAGGAAATAAAATAGCATCGTCCATCGATTTTCGTATGTCCTGTCCGTCTCCCGGGGCTTCGCTACCCATAACACGCCACCCTGAAGGAGGGGGTCCGAAGTCTACTGTTATTTTTTCCGTTACTCCATTTTTTGTCTTGGGTATTTGAACGCCGCCGTAGCGACCGAAAATCTCTAAATACGGCCCCGGGAAACGACGTTCTGCCAAAGCATGAATACTCCGAGGCTTGGACGAGTGTCTTTGTTTCGACTCGACTAACAAAGGGCTAGAATTTTCTCCCTCTACTAATAGGCTAGAAGTTCCTGTTCGAATAGATGGCATTCCCGATTTTTTAGCTACGATACAAAACTCAGCATTTCCCAAAAACCAAAATCCCACACCTCCGTAACCAGCATTCCTATCCTTATCCCACTTCGCCCATGTAATGGTGGAACATGCTTCGAAGCCCCACGACTTAATCAGATAATTAGTCGCCGATTCATCGTGGCCTTTCAACCCTCCGATCAAAAAAGGAGAGACTGTCCACATAAATAGGTATCCACCTATTAGATCGCCGACCGGCAACTTACCCAAATCTTCTATAGAGAGTGGTTCGATTTCTTTGTATTGGTTTTTCTCGGTGTCTCGATTGCGTGTAAACCCCGAGAGTTTACCTGCACCGTCTTTCATTCCCGGAGCCACTGTATACGGCCAATCCGGGTCTATAATTCCCGTCATAAACGGTTGTGGGGGTCTCTTTACGTATTCAAAAGATTCTTTTCCCACAGCGAAACAGGTTTGAATTTCGACTTCGTCTTTTTCGGGCGCTCGCTTACTTTTGTCTTTTTTCATTTGCGCTCTTTTCTGGTTTAGTCTTCGTCTTCAATGTCCTGCAAAAGAACCACTCGCTTGGGGTCGCCCCTCTTGCCAGTGCCTACTTCCTTGATGATGCGGTTCTTGAGCAGTCCTTGATACGCCTGATTCCATAGCGAGGTGCCGCCCCGCTCGGGATGCATCGCGCGTGTAACGTTGCGCATCGACATTTCGCCACCACTGCGCTTTAGGAGAAGACGCAATTCCATTTGCACAGCGCCCTCTTTCGTTGTTGCTTCATACGTCTGTACATATTTCTTGACAGCTTTCTCATACTCGACAAGCGCGAGGGCTCGTTCGATGCAATCACAGTCGATCTCGTCCCGGCCCAAGTCAATGGCGAAATACAACGCGAACTTCTCGGCCCGGATTTCTTCGCGGTTCTCGACGCCCTTTGCCATAGCTTCCTGTAATGGTGTAAGGTTCTCGATCTTGAATACGCCTTGCGCAATAGCCGCATCCACACGCTTGCGTGTGATCAGCGCGCCCTCCTGAGTCGCCACATGAATCTGAGGGGACAGAGCCTTGAACTTCTCGGGTTGATACAAAAAGAAGAACCTTTCATCGAGTCCTGAGGACCGGCCCGACAACTTTGACCAGTGCGTGGTGAAGTTCTTGTCGGTGCAGCACGCGATCAGAGACACGCAATAACTCCCGGGATCGAACGAGAAACTTTCCTTCTTGGATTTGATCAGGTTCTGGAACTTGCCAGATTCGTAGAGCGCCAGTAGCCGGGACGTCAGTGTGCTGCCGTCGATGCCAGCTTTATTGGTCAGCGTGCTCAGTTCGTCGTAAAATAGAATTCCATTGCGGCACTTGAGCCGCGACATCTCAAGGCCCAATCCTTCGGGCGATCCGATCTCCCACACGAGAGCCTTGCTGTTCGCGTTCTCCATCGAGGTGTTACCGTGCTCGACCATCCCCGCATACTTGAAATACTCGATGGCGCTCTCGACCGAACTGGATTTGATGATCTTCCCCTTTCGGCCAATGAGGACCATAAAGAGCGACGGGATTAATTGCTTCTGCTCCACGCGAATTTTGTTGGCGACATAATTCAACATCAGGGCCATGGCGGGCATGAACATGTACTCTTCATACCGACTGTTGACTCTGCAAAATGGTTCTACCAGCCCATCATAGATCGAGGTGCCAAGCATCACCCACTTGGGGAAGATGGGATAGGGCGGCAGCTTCAGTTCAAGTTGCTCTTCAGCCTCTTCCTCTGTGAGCGGAGCGAGGGGCGTGGCGGGCGCGATGCCGTATGCGGTTTGCCCCGCAGGCTTGTCGCCGAACAACACTGTGTCTTTCATCAGACTTCCGAGAGGATACCGACCGTACATGCCGCGCACGTCTTGAAGAACCTTGTCCTCGTTGATCGGCTCCTCGCAGTTCTCGTGGGTCCACGCCAATATCGCGGCCTCGGCTGCTTCCTGAGGGACGGCCTTGGCGATGAACGTCCCGATGATCGAGACGAGATGACTGTTGATCTGGCCGTGCGGAATCTTGGGGTCTCCCGGCAGGCGTGTTCCTATCTTGGCCTTCTCGATTCGTTGGGCCTTGATCCAATCAGTCAAAAAGAGCGGGGCCTCGATGATGGGCGCCGTGCAAACAACCTCGTAGGGGTCTCCTGAGATGGGGTGAATCGAACCTGCCGCGACCACGTACTCTCGATCCACGCGAACAGAGAAGTCCCCGTTCTTGACGAAGCCTTGGGCCACGTTGCCCATGGCGACGGATACGGCGTTCTGTTTCCAGTAATAGTGGCCGCGCCCCGGACGGCTGCGGACACGATAGGTGAGGGGAATCTTCTGGCCGGTCTCGGCTTCGATGCGCCCCGGCACGGATGGGTCGTCGATCTCGAAGAACCACACGCCGTCCAGCGTGGCGCTGGCTACTGCGGCGCAGTTGGCTTCGGGTGACTCTTCGTTCCATTGTGCGAGAACTACGGGATCTTTTGTGGCGAGGGAGGGCCAATCGCTGTCTGCCGCGATCTTCGTACGTGGCCGGAGCCGGATGACAGGAGCGCCCTTCGCGACGGTCGCCGTCGCACGTTCAAGGAAGTTCATGGTGTCCTTTTGTTCGAAAAATTGCGTATTAAATCTTGATACCGGCCTTACGAGCCTCGGCAACGCTGCGATAGCCTCGTGCCGCACCAGTTGTCTCATCGTGCTCGGTCACGAGCATCGGAACTTCCGATGAAGACGCTCGGTTCGAACTTTGCTGAACCATTTCGAGGGCCAAAGTCCACTCCCGGGTCTCCGGTGCCCAACGCTTCCGACAGATCATGCAGCGAACAAGACGGGAGCCGTCGATGTAAGTATGATCTGTCACAGCGTAATCTTTGAAGGCCAAGCTGCGGACATGGCCGCCTTTCAGGTGTTGACATTCGTTCTGGCGACGCCGGATCTTCAAGCGAATTTCGTTGTGCTCTTCGGCGGTGCGAGTGAAGTACTTCGGCACGTACTGGTGCAACTTCAGTTTCAAGCACAGTTGGTAGTACTCGACGTCATTCAGGATGCCGTGATACGTCCTAAGAAGGTTGAACCGTATCGTTCGGATCACTCGCCTGAACAGCATCCTTTTCAGATTCACGCTCATTTAAGTCTCCTGTATACGGCAGCGGACAGTCGTCGCAAATGATGCCGTCCGTGCAGTCCATTGCTTCGCAAGCTTTCCCGCAGATCAAACAATAAAGGGTCTTCATTCTGCCTCCTAAGAAATGCCGGGTGTCCTAGCCGCTAGACGAATGTTACTCCTGCGAGTCGAACGCAGGCTCTCCCGGCTATTCATTAGAACTTTGCGTCCAGCACGACTTCGGCAGGCGCCGCAACTGCGGCGGGGGCCGGAGTTGCAACAGGGGCTACGGGGGTTCCCGCAGTCGCCACGCCTGTCAGATTCGCACTGATGTTTGACACTGGCGCAGCAGGAGCCTGTGCCGGAGCCGCCGTACGAGTGTCCTTACGGTCCTTGCTACGAATGAAGGTGGCCGGGATCGCCAGTGCCGCTTCGGTGCCCAGCGGCAGAACGCCCTTCACATTCGCGTAAAACGTACCCTTCTTGTTCGCGTCCTCTTCCTTGACGATGAAGAGCAAATTCGAAATGCCCAACACCTTCTCCACGTCGTATGGTGCCGGAGGCGCGGTTCCCAAAATGCTGCGAACCATCTTGAACAGATCGCCGCCTTCGTTCATCGTGGCGTTGAAGCTGCTCATAACGCGAAATGGGTTGCCTTCCGTGTCATTCGCATATCCGCCGCCAGCCGATGCCTGCTTGCCCAGAAGCCAAACAATGCGGATCTTGTTCTTGATCCCGTACTTCGTGGGCTTCGGTCCCAAGTCCACAACGTCAGCAATCACGCCGACGAACGTTCCCGAGTCCGGCTTCTCGTACACCTTTTTCTTGTCTTCAACGATTAACGCCATTTGAGTCTCCTTTATTGGCTATGAATACCACAGCTTTTCGACCGGGATATCCGTGACAAAGGATACGTCGAACTCACCGTGGCTTGTTTCTGCCGCCACATCACTCTGCTTCACAACTTTGTACCAGAGCCGATAGGTTGGATTCCAACCAAACTTCCGGGCCTTCGCCAAAGCATTATCGGGGAGCCCGCTATCCTTAAAGCCTGTGTGGGCCTTGAGGATTACGATGGGCTCCTTGGCCCTTGCCACAACCGCATCGATGTCGTACATGGATACGATCTTGAGACACGTCTGAACGTCGGTCAGCGCGCCGTGCGGGAACAGGTTCAAGAACCCGTGATCCGCAGCCATGTACGTCAAACCCTTCGACTCCACTCCCGGGAGATCCGTGCGAGTGTCGATCCACAACTTTTCTGGAACCGTCCTACCGTGCCGTGACGCCCAAGCCCCCAACATGTGCTTGTCGAAGCGAATCACGTTCTGGCCCACGATTGCTTCTGCTTCTTTCATCATATCGATTACGATATCGAGTGCATCAAAACTGTCGTAGCCGAACTTATTTACCGCTGCTTGTGTGAGGCCCGTCAGGCCCGTGATGAAAGACGAGATCGCCACGTCAGTCTTGACGAGGAAGCCCGTTGATTCCATCGTACGCTTCTGGCCGGTGGAGTAAAGGATCGCGCCGACCTCGATGGGCCTGTCATTCTGAAAGTCCAGCCCGGTTGTCTCCATGTCAAACCCCATGAGAATCATTGTTTTATGTAACTCCCTTTCTCGTCCGGCATGGTCCCAACGATGCGCCTTGTGCGAGTACTGATGCTTTGGATCATATGCAAAGGCACAAAGAATTGCTCGTCAGGAACGTATACCGCGTTCAAGGGCGCGTCGGGATCTTTGCGACAAACCATCCCTTGGTTGACCCTCATGATATGAATCAAGTGCGTCTCCGTTGCGACCTTCAATCCCGGCATCCCCTCGACTTCGACAATTACGTCCTGCCGGACGAATGCGGGCCAGTTGGGTGGCCGGGGCTCTTTTACTTGACCGATGTACTCAATCATGTACGTTGTGGTCGCGGCCATTTATGCCTCCAAAGTGTCGATTGGTGTCTCTGGCGCAGGACCGCCTTTGAGAACTTTGTCAAATTTGTATCCGGCTTCCTTAACCACGTCCTTCGCAATCACGAGAGCCGCTTCGGCGCGCATAGACTCTACTGCTAGCTCGTCGAGAACGTATCCGCTTCCTTCGAGGATGGTCTGGAAGTTGGGATTCAAAAGAAGGCCGCACGTAGAGAATAGTTTATGCGCGGTCTCGACACTCATACCCCTCTTCTTGCCGCTTGCTGGTGACGCCATTGTGTCCTCCTATCGAACGACCTTCAGTGACGCGGGTTTACCTTCCTTGATGGCCTTCGTTCCCGCCTTGGCTTGCTCCGCGGCCTGTGCTGCGATCTTGATGGCCTGCGCGGCGCCAACCTGCGGGGTCTCGATGATCTTCTTGGGTTCCGGCACGTTGTGCTTGCTCGTTCCGACGCCCTTGATCTCGCACTCGTCGGAGCAATAGAGGAAATTGCGTCCGTCGCCGGTCTGGATGACGCGCGACGTATTGAGCCACGAGTTATCCTTGACGACTTGCTGGTGGTCCTTCATACTGAAGGTCACCGTCTTATCGCACTGCTCACAGCTGATGGTTCGAACCTGCACGTCCATTACTGGCATTGTTATCTCCTTAAAGTTGCTCCGTCAATTGGTAAAACCTGTGCATGAACATCGTCTTGGCTACGTCCGGCGCCCAGCACCTTACTTCCACGTCCGCTGCTACTTGGTCCTCGCTCCACTTGGTGCCCCATTCTTTGGCGGGCATCAACTGTTCTTTCTCCGCGTACAGCATCATCGTGTCGGCTTTGTGTACGCTCTCGGGCTGCGTCTCCGATAGATGAAACTTGAGGCAAACGGCCTTCATGATCTTCTCTTCGACGCCCATGTATGTCGGGCCCACGGCGGTGTAGTGTTTCAGTGGCCGGTTCAGGTCTGCGATGTAGGCCTCGGATGCGTCGTGCAAGAGAGCCCAAAGAGCGTCCTCTTGCGGCACGATCCGGCTAGCGAGAACAGAATGCTCCGCGACAGAGTAAAACCGACGGACGTGGCCCGTGAATCGGCACATCATCGAGAGCGCGTGTCCGATATCCGTGATCAGAATCTCGTTCTGCCGGGGGTCGAGGATGTGAAAGATCCCGCCGCCAGCGGTCTGAATCCAAGCCTTGTCAACATCGACGCTACAACCCACTTTGATCACTTTGCCGTCTTGAACGAAACCGGTGGCTGTCTTTGGGACCACTAAGTCCTCGTAATTAAAGATTTGACGTTGACCAATCGGCTTCCCGTCAATTATTCTACTCGCCGTGGCTTGCTTTGGGACCACCATCGGATTCGTCGCGGTCGGTATTTCCATGATTTCGCCGGGCTCATAATCTCGCTGCTTCATGATTTCAACCCCCTTGCATACTCGGCGATTGTGATGGCCTGCTCTTGAATCAAGGCAACCTCGCCCGTGTACGCTTTGATAAAATGGTCGAACAAGTAGTCGTCCAAGTCCACTTCGCTGGAATGCGTGGCGTCTCGTGACGGGTCCACGTAAGGCGTGCCGTCGGGATTCATGCGCGAGACGTTGATGATGAAACCACCCCGGGCCTTGACTCCCCGGGCCTCATTCTTGTAGCGGATGTCCGTGATGACCGCGACGTCTGGCTGCTCCCTGTCAATCTGCGCAAAGCACTTGTCGGCCCAGTAGTCATAGTTCTCGTAGCGGCGGGCCGTGCCTACTCGCTGGAGCAGGGGCGAATCCTTCTCCGTCATGCCGTGCAACTCGCGACATTCCTTGTAGAGAGCGTCCGCGAACTTGTACAACATGGCTGCGGGCCTTACCTGCTTGGCGCCATAGTGCCTTTGCAGGATGCTGCGCTGAAAGATGAAGTGGTTGACCACGGCCTCACCGGCTGTGTCCTTGCCGTGGCGCGCCTTGTTGCCGAATGCTAGAATCAACATTAGAGCCTCTTCCCCCTTGCGTGAGATGCAATCAAAATAGTTCCGTTGTCTTTCAGTTCGCAAACCGACAGGCCTCGAAGGCCCGGCGTCATGCGCATGCTGGATGCCCAACTTCCAAAATACTTCAGGTAACTCGGCGAGATAATCACAGCGCAACCGCGTTCGTAAACCCGGCCCGTGCTTTGGTCGTAGTCCGTGAGGTATACCGTATCGTTCAGCGTGGCGTGAAGGTGGCCGGTCCAGAGGATGTCCGGCTTGGCCCACGACAATTCCTTACGCGCCGCGTTACGCTGTGCGCCCGCCGTTTGCGCGCCGCCTGCACCGTGATGGGTCAGGAGACGGAAGTTGTTGCCGCGCCACCGAAAGGTTGCGAAGCAGTAGTCGTTGAAGTATTGGACCTGAAGGTTGTCGGCCAGCCTCTTGCCGGTCGAGGTGTGCGTGGCCGCGTACGTGCGTGCTTCATGGTTGCCCGGGAGCGAGAACGCGATCTTGTGCTGCATTGGCGCCAGCAACACGGTCGCCCTTTCGATTTGCTCTTCGTTCGAGAGCGGCGTGTGGCCCATCTTGGCCGCAGTGATGTTCTCGATCATGTCGCCGCCCAGCCACGATACGACGTTGGGGGTCTCGGCGATCCACTGTCGGTGCTTTAGGAAAAGTTTCTCGTCGAATGAGGGGTTGCCGATGTGCACATCGAACAGTGGCGCCAGTTGGATGGTGTCGAGATTGTCGTCCAGTTCCACGAACAACTCTGGGAACTCGGACTTGGGGCGCTCGATATCAAGGGATGATTCGAGGAACGTACTTTGAACCCTCTGCAACTCTGTCTGAATCTTGACTTTCTTCGTCATGTTATCTCCGTGGGAAGTTCAACTGTTCTTCGGTCATACCCGTCAAACGGCAGAACATTTGTATTGGATTCAATCTATGTCCGCTCCATGTGACGCTCTTACGGTTACGTTCAACCATTTTGTCTACGGCGTATTTAGCGGTACTGTGCTTTCGTCTTAGGCTCCCGTTCCAGCGATCATTGACTGCTTTGCTCTTCGGGGTCTTGTCGTACTTTGCACTTCTTCTACGTCGTGCTATCCTACACGCTTCGCAATACTTGAAAATTGTGTTGTTCGGTCGCGCACAATGAGCACAGCCGAAGTACCCATACTTAGTATCCGGCAGCATGAGCGCCAAAGATTCCTGCGACGAATCCAAAGCCGAAGCCAATCTTGAGCCCTCGAACGAAAGCGTGCTTGGTCTTGACTTTTTGGGCGTTGACGTCGGCGACATGGGACTTCTTCTCATCGGTCAGCTCCGTATTCAGATCGGCGATAACCAGCGTCTGCTTTGCAATGATGGTGCCGTCGTTCGTCAACTCTGTGTTCAGAGCCACGTTTTGGGCTTCGAGACTCGGAATGGTTTCAAGTTCTTGCGTAATCTTCAACGCGCCCGGAGCGGAGACAACCAACGAGCCCGGCACTTGCGAGGAGTTCACATCTGCCGGAGTTAGCTGTGCGATCAAGGCGAGGCGGGCACCCAGATCGGGGAGAGGCAATGTTGCGTCCGTTGCCTGCTGCGTCTGTGTGACCTGCTTCTGTTTCACGATCTGCTGCGCGAGCAGCATCTGCTGCGCGGCCACCGTCTTCTGTAAGGCCACCAATGTCGCGGTGTCGGCCTTCGTGGTGGTGTCGTCAACCTTCACCACTTGTGCGGCGACTTGCGCCACTTTCGAATCCCTACGATCCCAAGCGTCTATGGCCCGGGAGTAGAAATGAAACGCCGTGAACGCCAGAATGGCGACGATGATCAGTTTCTCGTGAGCCTTAATCAGGGTCTCCCAGCTCTGTACCCATGCGGGCAGCGTCGATACAGGCTTGACTACAACCGGCCCTACGGGCTGCGGGGTTGGCGTTAGCGTTGATGCTGTGGCGCTCATGTGGTCTCCTCAAAACCTGTTCCTACACAGGCATGAATTATTCGTGTACTTTTTGCACTGTTTTGGCTGGGAATACCGCCCGGGACGGCCAATTATCGACATAATCGGCGCATCGCCTCAGCCACTGGGAATCGTCAATCCGGCCTAACTTCCGGTTGCACCCTGCGTACCGTCCGGCGCAAAGCAACCCTCGGACGCTGTACGGCATCGCGGCCTTCTTCACTATCGCTATAGCCTCGGTCTTGGTTTTCGCAGTTCCTCCGAACGTCTGGCCGTTTATTGTAGTCTGGGCCAGCCAATACTTCACCAGCTTTGACTGCGACGGCAACGCGTAGCCTTCGTCAGTCAGTCGGCGCGCCGTGACCTTGAAGTGCTTGTGGTCAACATTCAGAGGCATGTCCTTAGCGAATCGTCCGCAGGCCGCGCATCGATGGCCCTGCGCCTCGGAGAGGGCGTTGACCATTTCGAGCGTCCACCCATATGTCTTCTGAAGTCTCTTGTCCCGTGATTTTTCTTGTGGAGTCATCTCAAAACCTGTTCCTACACAGGCATGCTTTATAGCTAATCTCCTATTGATTATGCTTCGTACACTTTTTCGCCCGTCTCGGCGTCGATCACCTGAACGGTATAGAGACCGCCGGAGCCCCAAGTGCTGAGCAATTCCGCACCTTGTTCACGCGCGAAGACTACAGCCTCATCGACGGTATCGAAACGCCCGGCAAGATCGCTCCATCCGCCATTTGGATACCACTGCGGGTATGAAAATACGAGATATCTCTTCATGTTAGCTCGGCCAGTGATATCGGATCGTGTAGTAGACCACGTAGATCCAGCCACACAGCACATGCCAAAACGCTAGCTTCAAACTTCCCCACTTGAGGTAGGAAAGAATACCGGCAAAAACGTCGCCTATGATTCCGAAAGTTCCTATGTTGCTACTGCTGTTGTCGCTCATGTTGCCTCCTCGAACCACGGATTCTCCATGTACCGGATGTGCCGCCCCTCGTCCCCGTGCGTCCACGGGGCCATAATCTTCTCGTCTGTGAATCCCTGCCCTCGCGCAACGTGAAGCCACATCGGGAACTGTCGGGCGCACTCCAGCAGGTCACGCTCCCAAATCCAGAACCATTTACGAAAGCGCAGCTTATCGATTTCGATCTGTGCCTTCGAGAGCGTCATCGGCAAAATACCGCGATGGACCCAGCGCACGCCATAAGTATGCCAATCCCTATTAGAAAAAGAACGATGACTGCTGGAAAACAGGTCGCCATAAACAAATGATGATCGCGTAGCCAGCGATTATCAAACGCCCATGTAAATAACGTCTCTCCTACCCAAATCAAAAAACCTTCGCCTACAACAAATGCTATCATCGCGAGAAACACAACTAAGATGCAGTTCATTGATGACTCCCACTCCAGAATTCACGATACACATCGGCGATAATTTTTGAGACCGCGGGCCTGTCGATCATTGCTGGCAGGGGTGATGCGTCCGAGGCGCGCAGAGCATCGGCTTCCAGATCCCGGCCCATGGTTCGAATCTCGGTTAACTTGAACTTGCCTTCGCGAATCGCGATCAGTTCGTCCTTGTTGGGCCGGGGCAAAGTGATATGGCCTGTCTCCATCAGTTCCTTGGCCTCGCCATAGAGACGAATCACGTGCATGGCGTACTTGGTGTCGTAGCCATATTTTTCTTCGTCTGCTGCGCGGTGCACGTTCTTCTGGCCCTTCTCGCCGAAGAGTCGCTTCATCTGATCGTCAGCGAATCCCAAGAACGGACGCACGTGTCCGCGGCTAAGGAACTTCTCACCATGCCACTGAATTACTTTCCATGCACCCTCTTCGTATTCCAAGGGAGCGAACAGGAAGTGCAGAGACGATGGGTTGCCCTTGGCTGCCAGTCCGGCCCACTTGCGCAGGCTATAGAGGCACACGTCCACGTCCGTGGGCCCGTTGCCACCCGGCCCGCCGCCCGTCGAGGTGACGAAGTGCTCCGACTTGTCGAGCCCCAGAGCCAGCTGGGGCGGCTCTATGAAGACCCCATACCAATCAGTGTCGTCCGTGCCGCCCACCTTGGCGCCATGGGCGTGGCTGCCGCCGATGTACGTCATGATTAGCGATTTAGGATATTGGAAACCGTATTGAGAAAAGTTTTCCATAGACTAGGCTCCTTTTTCGGAAGTAGCTGTACTACGTCGGGAAAGCACTCGCAGATTCCCCGCGCGCACCACCTACACCAACCATGCTCGCAAATTTCGCAAATGTGCATTATTCCTCCCACAAGTGGCTGGGCCACAGAAAACTGTCGTAGTCTCTTAGGGCTCGCTCGCCTTCGTTCCGCCTCACCCATTCCACGTATCCTGCGATGATGTGGCCGTGACACCACAGCGGCGCGCACCAGCACATGATGTCGTCCGGCAGATCAGTGACAGCCTGCTTGCGCAGATTCTTCTGCTCGGGCGCGAACCAGTACAGCGCAAACTCAATCAATACATCTTCACGCGTAGGTGGGCGACCACTCGGCATGAACCGACGCATCGAACACGGATTGCAGAATGGCGAACGGGGATAGCCGCCGCTCTCACGCCCGATGTACTGCGCGTCCTTAGGCGCTTTCCGAATGTGCCAGACGTTGATCACAGCGATAGATCCTTCATGTTTTTCGAATCGTAACCCAACACGAAACCCATCTCGCCGCCCTTGTCAGAATCGTTTTTCAAGTACTTGATCTTCGAGTTGGCCCTCAGGCGTGCCACGCTTTCCTCGATTGGAATCCCCAAGCAAAGGAATGAAGCCGCGATCTCGCGAAGATAGGCCAGTTCCAATCCCTTGGTCTTCTCAACCAGCTCGTCCAGTTCCGCATCCGAGACCTGATTCTTGCACGTGAATCTTATGTAGGCCTCGCGCGTTGCTTCGGTGGGAGACTTGACGCCGATGACTAGATCGAAACGTCCGGGACGCTTGATAAATCGATCCTCAAGCATTTCGGGTTTGTTGGTCGTCGCAAGGTGGACGATATTGTTGAACTGGTCTTGACCATCCAAAAACGAAAGAGCGCACTTGACCTGATGCTCGCCCTCGTCCCCCGTGAACAGCCCTTCGATATCTTCTTGCAGAGTGAGGATTGGGCGGTCGGGCTCCGCAGATCGGAACATTGAGATGGCCGCGGTCGCCAATGAGAAATCAGAGATGGAGAACACGACGCCGCCGACCTTCATCACCTCGTCACACATCTGGCGCGCGACCGATGTCTTGCCGCAGCCCGGACGGCCATAGAGAAGGATGCCGCGCTTATGGACGAATCCGCGTGACTTGTATATGGCGCCACTCTCCCAGAACTTTTGCATCTGCTTCAGAATGTAATCCGACGGGAGCCCGGGCAACGAAATCAACTGGTCCGTAGGGAACATCTGAGTCTGGAAAACGATGCCGTCGTTCTGCGAATTGTGGAAGGTGTAAATCCCAACCGGCAGACTCTTCTCCATGATTGCGACAGGCTTGAAGCGATAGCCTGACTCGGAGACCCAGCCCGACCGAGGCTTCTTGGACTGCAACCGATCTGCTATTGCTGACGATACATATTCGCCGTCTACGTAGGGCATTGATGCCTCCTTGTCGTCATCAGGATGTTGTACTGAAGCTGAACCCATGTGCGGTGGTATCTTTACTCGTGATCTCGTCAATGTTCCATCAGTTCGTTTTTTATACTCCCACACTACATGCGTGAAGATCATGATTGACCACAGCACCCAAGGCATCCGATGCCGCCGCACACGCAGCTCGCGACTGGCAGAGGCTTAACCGCGAACCGTTCTGCTACCCCGCGCCAACCCGCAACGTCCCTCTCAAGTTGCGCGATGACATCGCGCGCCGTAGTGAGTTGGGATTCCGCATCGTTGAGCGTATGTATCAGATCTGCAACCCACGTGCGCAGCACCCGCTCGTTCACCCACAACAGGAGGCGAGTCATCCTCTCGATATCTTTCTTAGTCAGCAACATTGGTGTCCTCTTGATAATACTTAATCCAACCTTCAATCGCCACCTCGACGTCAGCCTTGTTATCATAGCTGCCATACGCCGCGCCATCTTGATCGAAAATCACATACTTGCTATTAATCTTTTCTATGCGGAATTCCATTTTTCCCCTCTCGTGTTCTCGTAAGATTTTATACGTCGCGTCTTCCGCATTCTTGAAGTTGCCGGGCGTCCGGGGACGCTCGCGCCTGTCGGGTGTCTCGTTCATTTCTCACCCACTTCTTCGTAGATGCCAACGATCTCGCTCAGAACCAGAACGTAGAAAGCCATAAACGCGGCTGTGTTGTGGACGAATGCGGCGCAGCCGATTAAGTAAGCCACGATGCGTACCCCGCTCTTGAAGAAGCTAATCTTCTTGTGCAGGCTCATGCCCTTCTTCTCGGGCTCGGGTGGGAAATGCTTCACTCGGCCAGTCACCATATCGATCTTTGTAGACCCTACGATCATTAGTCCTCCTCGTCCATATCGATTTTGTATCGGAAACCCAGCCACGTGGGGAAGCGGGGTTTGTCCTTGCTGCCTGTTGGGAAGTATTGGTATTTGATTATCATACCCATCATTATATCACGTTTGGACCAGATGTCAAGTCTTTCTTTGTCGTCGAAACCCGTGCCAATCTTGAACTCTACGTATTTATACGTGCCGTTGATGCCGCGCACGATTAGCGCACCAAGATCGCCCCGGCCCGTCAGACCGTCCTGCGCGGTGCTGCGCTCTGTGCGGCCCACTGCGTTCTTCTTGGCCTCGTTGCCGTTGTGCATTCGCTCTTCGTAGCCGATGATGATGGCCTCGGCGTCCTCGAAGCGTTTAATCTTGAGGAGGTAGCCTTCCTTCTCGGTGCTGCGACCTTGCTTGTAGGGCCCGTCAAGGCTGCGCACCATTATGCCTTCGTGGCCCTCTGCAACTGCTAACTCTTCGACAAGATTCAAACTTTCGACGTTGGGACACAGGCTATGAGTAAGCAATTTGACGCCCGACATCCCATCAAGCAAAAGTGTTTTCAAATAATTGAAACGCATTTGAAAACCACCGGGAAGATTGAAGTTGTCAAATACCCAATAGCGCAGGCCCTCGATGGGATTGCCGTCGCCCATGACTGCGGAGACAGTCTTGCGATACGCGTCCGGCGCCGTGGGATCTCCCAGAATCAACTCGCCGTCCGTGCCATCGGGTAGTCCCTTGAACAAGGCCTGAACTTTGGAGTTCGGGATGGGCTTCAGAGTTCGGCTCATTAGCCGCCCGCCGATCACGAGACACCGCACGCCGTCCAGCTTCAGGGATGCCAGCACTGGGAACGTCAGCTTCGTCACATCTGTACACTTGCCTGCGAGCATGGGCTTGAAACTCATCGATTCACTCCTTCGAGGAAGAGTGGGAGATAGCCGAGAATATGATCGACCTTTGAGGGTTGGATCGGATGCGTCGCCACTGCGGTGAGGATGTGGCCCGTACCCAATCCATAGGCCGGTTCGTTCTTGTCGTAGAAACGTTCATGTTGAATTCGTGCGCGCGTCAGAAGATCGATCACGTGCAGCAGTTCTCTGGTATCGCGACAAGAGAGAAGAATTGTCGTGATGGGTTCGTACCCAATGCTATCGACAGCTAAGCGCGCTTGCTGGAACCTCACTTTGCCAACAGCGTGCGCGAGTTGCGCAGCCTGTCGGCCTAGTGGCTGGACCGTTTTCGTAGGTCCGCTCACGCTCGGTACGATAACTGAGGGTGATACGCTGTAAATTCGCTTCTCTTCCATTGGGTCTCCTTGACTGTGAGCAGTCTACTATACTTGGGCCCGAATGTCAAGCACTTTCTTTCGGGCGTTGCGCATGATCTCCCTTAACCGCTGGGTCGTAATCTGGTATCTCGGGCTATTCTTGCCGCGAATCCTTTTGATCTCCGCATCGAAGTGGGCATCGATCATCAATCGTAGCGCGGTACGCAAGGGGTCTTTGACGGGCGGCAGGGGCTCGCCCAATCGCCACTCGCTGTAGAAAACGTCACCCTGCGTCAGCCAGTCGCGAAACTCTTCGGGCATGAACCCGTTCTTCGCAAAGTTGCAGCCCCGGCACGCCTTCACCTCATTCAGTTCCAACTTCGGGAACCGATGCTTGGGGTACACGTGTTCGATGGACGTAGCCAGCAGCGTGTCCTTCGCGCCGAATCCCGTTCCACAATAAAAGCAACGGGACTCGTGAAGACGGAGCCATGTGCGAATGAATTCCTCCCTCGTCACTTGGACTGCCCGATGAACTGCGCCGGGCGCTGAGAGATGCGCGGAAGAAGCGCGGCTGGAGCCAGAGGGAACTGGGACGCCATCTCGGGATCGCCCAGAGGCACGTCTCCGGCATCGAGTCGGGGAAGATCGTGCCCCGCTACGATACGCTTCTCGAACTGGTGCGCATCCTCGATTACGACCTCATCATGGTCCCCCGCGCCCTCGGGAAACGTCTCGAAGAATTCCTGCAAGATAGTCTCGTATCCGTCGTTGCAACGGCAAGCTTTTGCAACAGGACAACGTGGGGGCAAATCTACCCTAGTTTGACCACTTATTTTTGCCGCGACAATTGCAGATGATACGGTACTCCACCATCTCAAAGCCACCAAGCAGATCGCTATTTCGTCCTCTGTCAATTCGATTTTCATAGTCCCTCCCTTTGCTGAATTTTGAGGCTCTCCCGCGAAGTACGATTCTCCCGGATTGGAATTGTCCGGTTTACGGATTTGTTTTCATCGGGCCGACTGGAGTACTAAGGGTACTGGTACGAAAGTTCTTCGCCCGCATTTTCATGGCCGTTCCCTCCAGTCCTTTTCCTGTCCCAGTACCTTAGCCACAGTCGCGCGGGACATGCCGTCATCCTCGAAGGAATCGCACACATGGCGCAGCGTGGCCCGCGCATAGGCCAATTGCTCGGCTGCTTTGTTAGCCCTGCGGATGGCTGCCCATGCGTGGACCCGGTTACTGTAGCCCGTACTGTGCACACGTCCACCCTCGAATATGTCGAAGCCTACTTCGCCGTGGCGGACCTCATAGGCCATAGCGCACCGCCGTGGGGTTGCTCACGCTCACGTAGCGTTTTGCCGCTTCATAGCTACTGAAAATGGCTAAGACTTTTTGCGTGCGGGGGTCCACGACACGAAACACAGATGTGACCTCACCACTCCAGAGATTGATGTGGCCCTTCTCGATGATGGTCATTAGCGTGCCGCCTTTGCCAACGCTTCGCGTATAGTGTTGGCCCGCGAGACGCAGTTCTCGTCGTCATAATCCTCTAACGCGACTCCTAGCAGCCTGCGGAGCGTGGCGTTCTCTTCGCGCAGTTCGATGATTATGCGAGGATAGTTGAGGCGTCGCCGCACGTAGGATGTGCATTCATCCGGCGTAAGGAATTCGCTACCGCTAGGCGTGAGACCCATGAGACCCATGAGCGCCAAGGCCCATTCCTTCTGAGTAAATTTCTCATATGCGTTCTGTTCTGCCATTGTTTCCTCCTTAGCAAATTTCGTCGAGAATGCTTTTGTCACTGATCGACCCCATATTATGGAACACGTTGCCCATCTGGTCTACAGTTATCGGCTGTGAATTTTCGGCAGTGGGCACGGCCCATTGTGGGGGTGTCTGCGCCTTGATCTGCGCGGCGCCCGGAGTGTGCAGGCCAAACTCATCGCGCGAAATGCCACGCATGCGTCTACCGCACAGCATCGCTACCGTGAGCATCTGGCCGGTCGTGGTGCCGTAGAACTCCACGGCCTCGACTGTACCGCATAGGCCGGTGGCTTTGTGGATAACAGGATCTCCGATTTTAAGTAGCAGTAAATTCATCTTTGAATCTTTCATGTTCCCTCCTGTCGAGCCAGTATTGTAGTACGATGTCGGCCATGGAGTACAATGGCACGAACATCAAAATTCCGATAACGACTAACGTGTGACCTCGGCCAGTTTCTCGCGAAGGATTGCCGCAGTTATCTTGAGACCAGCGGCCTCCAGCTTCTTGATTGCCTCCTCGACCTTAGCGCGAGCCATATTGATCTTCGCGTTCGCTCTTGGACTTAGCGTGGCCTTCGAACTGTATCGCGTTCTTGGCCTTGCGTGCTGCGCCGCGCTCTTTGTCGCGCATCTTGGCTTCCCATCTGTCGGTATACGCGAACCTCTCTTGCGGTTGATCCTTGAATTCGTGTCTCATGACGTGGCCTCGTACTTGACTAAAATCTTGTCAATTTCGATGTTATGTGCCAACCAATCCGCGTAGCCGAGAACAGTGTCGCCGTTTGCAACGTCGTACTGCCAGTCACCTTTTGGGTATCTCTCTTCGTTTGTCACTGTGTTGCCTCCTATGTTTGACTCGAATTTTGGTTCTGTTACCTAGTAGTGGTATGGGGTAGTACGAGTACCCTTACTGCTACGACTGCGATCCCGTCCCGATGGTAGCCTAGTGCTGTTGCCGCTGCCTCGCTTAGATCCAGAAGCCGCCCTAGTCGTTTTGCTGGCCCTCGGTCTGTAACCATAACTGCTACCCGTTGACCGTTGGCTTGATTGGTGACTTCCAGAACTGTGCCAAGCGGATAATCGTAACTCGCCGCCGTCCATGCGCGGGGATTGAAACGCTGTCCGTTCGCCATTGTGCCGCGTTTTCCCGTTGTCCATTCGTATCCATACCAACTGGCCTTGCCTAATCTTATAGGTTGGTCTGGGGGCGCTGCTAATGTTGTGCTCGCGAGAATAAGAATCAGAACTGTTAAGCGTCTCATGGAGCCTCCTGTCTGCGGAAACCAAACCGCATGTGATCCGTTGCTGTGTGGCCCATTGAATGCAAACCGTCTGCTCGTCCTTGAATCCCGTGTTATAGCCGGAGATAAATGCGACGAATGATAGTGCGAGTCCTAATGTGGCCTCGACTGCAATTATGATGATCCATTTACGCATGGTGTCTCTCGATTCCGAGACGGCGCACATCGTAAGCCACCATCGTGACGCCGCACTCTGTGACTGGCGTCGAAAAAGGATCGTGTGGTGTTGGCTTCGGCTCCTCGAATTCGAGCACAACCTTCGGTAGTGTTACCGGAAACAACTGCGAAAGAATCCAACCCATGATACCTCCTTTATACCTATTCAGGATAACTCACTCGTGCCTGTTTGTCAAGCCCAAAGATTTCACGCAACAACTCGCTTTCCAATTCATGATCTTGTTCTTGCTCGAATGTCTGACCCTCCTGATTACGTGGGATGGGCAGATTAGGTACCCCTTTTCCGTTTTTCACTGGCTCCCCCTCCTTTCAATTCTGGATTCCAAATTCTTGGACCCTCCTCGCCTCAATATGGGAGGGGTATTGCGAAGTACGTTTCTCCCGGACTCAAAATTCCTAACTGAGAAACGATTTTCAAAATGCTATAAAGATTTTGGGGGCTAGTACCAGCGGCCTTGCTTGTGTTAATGGCGCAATCAAAATCGTGGTAGCGGTCAATCGAAAACTCCGAGCTTGCGCGGTCGCTGTATTCGCCAAGCCATGATGTATCCGGCGAATCATCCATCATTCGCCTGATCGTAATTTTCAAAATTCGATTCTTTGCTGGATTGCGTTTTGCCTTGGGCATCGTCTTATCCGTCCTTTCCGCGTTCGCGGCCTATCTAGTCTATACTTCGCCGCACGCCCCTCAAAGGCGCGCGACGCTGGACAGTCTAGGCGATTTCTTGCAATGCTTCTAATTCTGCGTCCGTAAAGAATTTGCGTATCTTCTGGTACTCTTTGCAGACTGCAATATAGGTTTGCTCTGCTCGTTTTGAGTCTGTGTCATACCCAAAATCGCCGCAGAAATCAGCAAGCGTGCCAACATCATGCTTCTGGACACAGGCGAGTAAATCATACGGAGTTGGAATCCGCGCGGGTTGTTTTAATCGCGGGAGAATGCCTAACGCACCGTCGCTGTAGCCTTTCTTGCCTAGCACACGGTCAAGAGTTTGATAGGAACAAACGCCCGGATTCTTGCGAACATGATTAAATTTTTCGTCTGAATAACTGTTCCAGAAATCAAACGAAAGGTGTCCGCGATCCTTGCCGGAGATTGTGCAACGGTAGTGCTTCCCGTGGATATGAGTTTTGCGTGGGAATACGTTGATTTTGTCCATGTCGCGTTCTGCTAGCGCATCTTCGCAGAACGTAGGGCAATCGTCGCCGATAAGAACCGCGCGAAATTCTAATCCACTAGCCGCTAGAAAATCTGTTGCTTGTTTCTGATAGTCCATTGTATTTCCTCCGTGTTTAACGTCCTGCCCGGACGGATTCAAAAACACTTTCCTTGTGTGCTCCGTCTGTCAGTCCGCCAGAACTGACAGGCATTGCCCGCTAGGATTGACGAATCGTTTTCGTGCCTTGCACGATGATTGCGAGTTTACCGTCCGTTTTGCGGACTGTGTTAACCCTCAGTTTCGAATTGTGTTTGGCTACCATGAGACGATTCTAGCATATCCCGTTTTGGAGTCAATGGTACTTTCGGCCTAGTACTACAGGCACATCCACAAAACGAGAATCACAATGCTTAGGACAGCCCAAAAATGCCAGCTACCCCATGCGCTAGGCGTGGAATACGTGCGACGGCGGGGTAGAAATTCGTTTCCGCATCGTGTAAAATTGGCGTCAATCCACGCCCGCTGTTCGCTTGTCAAGTCTTCCCATTTGTTTTCCATTATCGTCTCCATTGATGCTGATAGAATGCTAACAAACAGGCACGTGTTTGTCAAGAGAATTCGTAAGCTATTTTGAGGCGTAACTTGTTTGTTTTGAGAGGGAAAAATAGGCTCGCCAGTCTTGACGTTGATTAGCGTCCGGTAAGCGTAGGGTCCTGCCGTTGTGGACAAGATGCGCCTACCGTACCCAACGTTGTTCTGTCGGCGCGCCCTCGATCATTAGACCAGTTCACGCGCGCGAGCAAACCCGTTAAGAGTGCATCCAAAAGAACTTTACAAGGGCAACCACGCCCCACAGAATGAATGCGCAAACCCCAATTTGGATAGCCCAACCCACAATGAAGGCCGCTACGGGGTTGGTGGGGTTTTCGATGCTTTTGGCGTGCGCCGTGTGCTCTTGGAACGTCATGGCGTGTTACCTCAAGAGGAAGCATACACGCCTCAAACGTGGATTGCAAGCTAATTCGGGAGCGTGTGCGGCTCGCCGGGCAGCGGGCATTGATTCCCATATTTTATGCAGTTTCACTGTAATATGTGCCAAAAAGACGTATAATTATGCAATGCGCCTGTTTTTGCTCCCGATACACGCCAAATGGCGCGTGCGGGGTGCCGATTGACGTGTTTTGACGAGTTTTGACGAGTTAAGCATTGATTATGTGACCCGACAAGGGGTTGGTGACAGCATTGGTGACAGCATTGGTGACAGCATTGGTGACAGCATTTTTAGGGGTTATCTATATGGGCTTATTGGAGTTAGCAAAATGCTGTCACCAAAATAGGGCCTTCCCCGGTAAAACACGCAATTCCTTATTTTAGATGGGCCTGAACGCATTATAACTCTTTTATATACATATACTTGTAAGACGATACGTTACGAGAGAAGAGATAACAAGGCGAAACATAATTAACGCTTAACTTCCATAATTAATGCTTAACTTTTGGCTTTCCGCCCCAATGGTGACAGCATTTTCATCGAAAACACACTTAAATCGTGTGCTATCAATAGTTTATGCTGTCACCAGATTACAGAATGCTGTCACCAAACTTTTGGAGAATGCTGTCACCAAATTTTGAGAATGCTGTCACCAAATTTTGAGAATGCTGTCACCAAATTTTGAGAATGCTGTCACCAAACTCTACAAGATGGCTCGGCAGACCACAGAAATTGCCCGTGGAATCGCCGGAGCGCGCGCTCGGTTGTATGATGATGCAAGCAATAGAGTTATAGATTGCGTGTTAGGCCGCTCGATTCATTGATTCACCGTGATTCGCACAATTTTCAAAACTTGCCCGAAAATCACGAAAAAATCGTGTAAAATGTACACGAAAATACTCGCGCCTTGATTCTAAAGGGTTTACGCAACGAATCAGGCCAAATCGGGCAACATAATCAATAGAGCATTGATTGTATCGCGTTGATTCGCAACGGGTTGCAAGCAACGTGCAACGGTTTGCAATAGGTAGTACTGGTACGCTCGCGCCGATGTCGCGCTGCTAAATGGTTTGTCCTCATATACTTAGGAGGCTGCTCTGTATGTTGTTGAGTCGTCGAGGCTTGCGTGGTTTCCTCGTAAGGCTCTCATTCTAAAGGGCTTGGCCGTGGGTAGGGTCGCCCCCACCCACCCCACCCCGCCGCCGCGGCGCCGGAGGCGCACACACAATCACGTACCCGCGCACAAGACCGTCCAACATATACCACACAATTGAGCGTCCGGCGCGGCCCCTCCCCGGGATACAAGACAAAGGACTTAGCATAATACATGCCTGCATACAAACAGGTTTTGAGAGGGAGTGAACTTCTCCCGCCCTGTAAGCGTACGACGACATTCCGAAATGTAAGCGAGCGACGACATGAGCCAGAGACGACAGGTGGCAACAGCCTTTGAACGCCCGGGTGCTCAAATCGCGAAGCCGATAGATTCCCTTTACGGTCGAGAGATCCCAGAGCGCGCGGATGGCCCTTGGGATGGAGACATCGACGATGAGTAGCCAGATTACGGTCACGAAATGGATTTGGGATTTCACAGCCCAGTCCGGCCACGCCATGGCGGGATACATCGTGGTCACGAAGGTCAAGCAGCATCACGGTATGCACGCGGCCCTAATCGCGGCAGCCGTCGGCACTGTCGCCGCGGCCTTGAAAGAGTTTTGGTACGACCAGAATTACGAGACTGTCGATACGAGGGGTAGCAACCTCTTGGACTTCTCGATGTACGAGATCGGCATAATCGCCGGTCTGTTGTTCTAAGAGAGCCGGGCTCGAATAACAACCGGATACAAGGCGACAGAATTCACATCGCCCCAAGTACTTCGGACCCGAAGTAAAGGGCAAATTTTCGCAGTCAGCGAAGTATTACCGCTCGCCTCAGGCGACGGACTCGGCGGCAAACACGTAGCTTCAGGCCGCATGACTATTTCGGTGAGCAATTCCGAACGCCGCGACCCGGCGAGACGTCTGGAAAACGAGGCCAACTTTACATAGGAGGTGAACCGATGACCCTAGCACTTTAGGAGGTGTCATGTGGTATCACCCGTAATAGTTTCGAAGCGTCCCAAAAATGCCGAACCCAAAAAGGGCCGGAAGGGACGTAAGATCGGGAAAGGTGTCAGGAAGGTCGCGCACTCGCGCTGGTCTACCTACGCCAACCTGATCGCGCATTGCAAACAACGCCGGGAGCAGTCAATCAAAACCCGCACGTGTTTGGCTTGCGACAAAGTTTTCCACAGTCATAATGCCGCAAAACGACATATATGTCTGTAGAAGGAATCGTGAGGAGTGGTTAGGCTAATCTCACATGGGATTCCCTGCGAAGTTCAAAGCGAACATCCCCGTCAAGGGGCAGGTTCGGAAGTCGCGTTCCGACGCGGGGATTGCTAATCAACTCGAACGAGGCGCCATCGCGCGCCTACCTCACAGCGATTCGTGGAACGTTACTCAGCATGAGTAGTCCGAAAGGACAGATGGCCGTGCGAGTCGGCTGCGGTCCACAGGATGGGCTCGTAGTTCAGCCCGGGAGAACGCCTGCTTTGCAAGCAGGATGTCGGGGGTTCGAATCCCTCCGGGTCCACCAATTTTGAAATAGTTCAAGTGGGGTGTAGCGCAATCGGTAGAGCATTCGGCTGTTACCCGAAAGGTTGTTGGTTCGAGTCCAACCGCCCCAGCCAGTCGATTATATCGTAGTACCGATTGGGGGTGCCTCTAACACCCCCGATCAAACCCTTTAGAGGAGGGCCAGATGGAAGTTTTCAAGTGTTTGTATTGTGATTCGGACGTGAACCCGGAAACGGGATTGCCTAAGCGCGGTCCTAAGAAATCGAAGTTCTGCTCTAAAACTTGTAATAGCAATCTCAGAGTTGACAAGTGGAGAGAGCGAACTAAGATACGCGCAGTTGAATACCTCGGCGGCAAATGCGCCCGATGCGGTTATAGCAAGTGCATGTGGGCCTTGCAGTTTCATCACCGAGACCCAGAGATGAAGAAGTTCACTATCTCAAGTTGTTGGCGTCACGTTCGTTCTTGGGACGTCATACAGCAAGAATTAGACAAGTGTACTCTTCTTTGCGCAAACTGCCACGCCGAAGAGGAAGACAGATTAAGAAATTGAGTTTCACTGCGGGGCTTACCGAAAGGTGGCCCCACCATATTGAGTTTTCACGCGAGACCGTACTCAGTCGGAAAGTCCGTATTGTTCGTCACCTTCGCCGTGATTTTGTAAGCCCCGATGCGACCGCTGCAACAGGTAATGTGTTGCATGTTCTCGGGGTATTGATAGTGCGTGGGTTCGATCCCCACTTCGACCGAACAGGCGCGCCCTACGGGCATCCCGCCCCACTACGTCGTGTAGATCAGTGGTAGAGCATGCGGCCTGCCAACACCCTGTGTGCAAACGAATGGGTCGGAGCCGCCAAGTTTCATTCGGAAGGGACAGAGTGGTGAGAGCCCCTGACGAAGACGCACCATGTGCCCGGGAAACTGGGGGACGGTCGTGCACCTCCCCGAATGAGAGATTATGATTCGACATCGCCCCCCTGCGGAGAACACAATGCGGTCAAGTCCTCCCAAGAACATCTATTGGGAGCTGACTAAGGCCGGAGAGCCCTGTCCCTATTGCGGTCGCCTCCACGACGAGGCCGGTCGCCAACTGGACGAAAGAGGCAAGTTGATGGTTCAGCCCGCGCGCCAAGATGGAGACGTCAAGTTCGTGAAGCCCTGTCCGCGGTCTTCGCTGAAACAGGCCCAGATCCGTAACGCCCCGCCCTTGAAAGTGAATCGCATGCTGGGGACCGAGAGAGAACGATTGTCGCGAGTCGGTAAATAGTTGCCGAAAGGAGTATCCATGTTGAGGAGTCGTGATCGCTTGGATATGAAGAAGGACGAAAAGCAGGACGAGTTGGAGCGAATAGAAAAACTCGAAAAGCAAGTCCATCTGATCGAAGAATACGAATTGAAGAAGTCACGGGGGATGCTAGTAGCACGATCCGTGATTCTGACCATAGGAGACAAAGACATGCCAGCAACCATTCTCGTAGGCGGAAACGGCGCGAAGGCCGTCTTCACTGAGTTCACAGGACTCAACGGAACAGGAAACGTGATCGCGCCGATCTTGGCGCCAGTGTTCTCATCCAGCGATACGACTATCGCAACCGTGGATCAGAGCGGCAATATTACCGCTGTGGCTCCCGGAGCAGCAGTTATCTCTGCCATAGACAGTGGCAACAATCTTAGCGCGTCGGATACGGTTACTGTTAACGCAGCCGCACCACCGCCTCCCCCGCCGCCAGTCGCACAGTCGGCCACAATGGTTGTGACTGCCGTCGCGTGACTGCAAAAAGCTGTCAAGTCCGTGTTCGGTTAGATTCACCTACGGAGGTGACTGATGAACGAAGTGAACCGGCTATAAGCCGTTGATACACGCAAGCATCTGGTGAAAGCCGACCTACTAGGCTTGACGGGCCCGGAGAGACGGGCGCTTATTTTAGGAGCCACCATGAAGGTCAAGAATTCGCAGGAGGCCGTTGAGGCCATGAAGAAAACCGCGCCGGAAGCAATCGACGCTGCGGATATGATGGATGGTGCTCCCAACGCGGGCACGCGTTCGACAGGCAAGTCCGTCGAGCCCGGCCCGTTCAAGTACCGCTTCTCGACCGACACCGCGGTAACAGAGGCCAAGGCCGACGCAGGCGCGCACAAGCGCGCGGTCGAATTGCAGGAAGGCCAGAACCTCAGTAAACTGGGCAAGGACACGCCCCCGGGCGGCGATTTGGAAGAGCCGGGCAAGGGCGAGAAGTTCGAGTCCACGCGAATTGGATAATTGCGAGGCGCTATGATCGCATCCCTGTTCGGTTACGCATTTTCGCTTTGGATCATAGTCTACGCGTGGGGAATTGTCGCGTGGCAGAAGTTGTTCCCAAGACGCAACAAGCCGTGTTCCCGACCGCGATGTGGTTGTGGAGAAAGTTTCAAGAGGAAGCAATGAATCAGAAACAGCGTATCGAAGAGTTGGAAAGGGAAGTGAAGGAACTCCGGCGTCAACTTTTGGATCTGTCCTTGCGGCAGCCTCAGGCTATTCCGATCTACATCCCGAATCCGGCTCCCGCACCAGCGGCTCCGTATCCGTGGACGCCGAACTACCCCATGATCACTTGTGGGATGAACACCACTATGGACCAGAGAACACGTTCGAATTTGCAGTAAGAGATTTGCCGAGGTCAAGATGGTGAGATCAACGTCGCGGTCTACGTCTCACTGATGAACCCTCCCACGAAACGCCGGGCCACTTCCAAGCGTACCCGGGGCGATATGAATGGCCGCACCATTTGAGGAGTAACATGAAAGCATTCACACTCGGACAGCAGCCGCAGCATCCACAAGATGCGCAGCCAGTCCAAACGAGTGTGACGGTAGCTCAACGGCAGAGCACGCGATTGTGAATCGCGGTACGAGGGACCAACACCCTCCCGTCACCCCACTAGGGTGATAGAGGAGTCTGGTTGTCCTCGCCTCTCTCGGACAGAGGAGAACGGTGGTTCAAATCCACCTCACCCTACCAATTTTTTCTTGGCAGGTAGTGTAATCCGGTAGCACAGTTGGCTCTGAACCAACGAGTCTGGGTTCGAATCCTAGCCCGCCAACCACATCGATAGGCTGGTAAGCTTAATGCAAACTGCCCGGCTCCAACCCGGGACTTGGGAGTTCAAGTCTCTCCCGGCCTGCCATTTGAGAAGTACAATCGCACCACACGAAAGGAAACACAATGAGCAAGGCATCAAGCAAGACGGCAAAAAAGTCGTACCCGCGTCCTCTCCAAGACCGCGTGCTCGTTTCACCCGTTCAAGATGACGAGAAGACGGCCAGTGGGTTGTTCATCCCGGAGTCGGCAAAAGAAAAACCGCAGATGGGCAAAGTGTTGGCTGTCGGCAACGGTGCAATCGACCCCGTTACCTTCAAGCGCATTCCGATGGAAGTCATCGTCGGAGATCAAATCCTGTTCGGGAAGTACAGCGGCAACGACATCAAACTTGATGGCGTTGAGATGCTGATTTTGAAAGAGAATGAAATTCTCGCAGTCATCTAAAAGGAGACCACAATGTTTATCGTAATCGCAGGAGTAATTGCTGGGTTGGCAGGCATCGGCGTGTACGCGACCTTGAAGGGCGTGTTCGGAGCAGTTGCCGAAGCTTGGGCGAAGTCCGAGGAAGTCAAGGTGAAGGCTGAGATCGCAAAGTTGAAGCTCGATGTCACGACCGAAGTTTCGAAGGTCGAGACTACAGCTTCCGCCGATCTGACCGCATTCGTCGCCAAGATCAAGTCGCTTCTGTAATTGAAACTCTGCGGGGCCGGTCCGGCGCGAAGGGCCCCCTTCATGCGGTGGTGCACACCACGCAGAATATCGCCGGGCACTTATAGAACCACAGGAGATTCAGCATGTCAGCAACGATAACGAAAGGAACGCAGGCCGATTGGGGTCGTCTCTTCTTGACTCCGGGCTCGATTCCCGCACTCGCCTCTTTACCAAATCCTCTCGGGCTGGACCTCCTGCAAATCATAGATGAAGGCGGCGACATCGTTGTTAACGTCAACAAGTTGGGTGTTGTCACGCTGTTTCCGTCCAACGGTGCTGGCGGCGGTGGCTCAAGCGTTGCTTCCAAATTGGGCGCGGCTGCAAATTACACGATACTCGCGGCGGCAGGCATCACCAACGCTACCCCGGGCACTGTGATCAAAGGCGGGAACATCGGATCATTTCCGACACCATCGATTACCGGCTTTCCTCCGGGCGTAGTCACAGCTCCGTACTCCATCGATAACACCGACGCAGCAGCGGCGCAGGCCGCGGCTTTAATCGCGTACAATTATTACACTGGTCTGTCTTTCACATCCTTGGGCGGATCAATCAACTTGAGCACTGCCTTCTCGGGTGGGAATGTCGTCACCCCGGGCAACTACAGTTTCGGTGCTGCGCTCATGACGACAGGTCTCGTCCTGAACGGCGCCGGTCTGTATGTGTTCAAGGGATCATCGACCATCAACTTGGCCTCAGGCCAAGCAGTGACGTTCGAGAACGGCGCGGACCCCTCTAACGTGGTTTGGTTGGTCGGCAGTTCGTTCACTTCCGTTGCCACTTCCACGATGGGCGGAAACATTCTCGCCAACACCTCCATCACGCTGGGCGGCGGTGTCTTGGCCGGTCGCGCGCTGGCTGGTATCGTTACGTCGAGCGGCGCAGTTACTATCGCGGCGGCTACGACTGCTACTTCACCGGGCAACGGCAGCGGCACCACGAAGCAGGTTCTGTTCGGTAAGTACTACACCCGTTTGGGTCAGGGTCTTACCAACACACTCGCGGGCTATTTCGCCGACGTGTTCTCGGAAAACGCACAGTTGCAGGACATTCTTCAAGTGACGGTTCAGGGCGGCAAGGCTGTGTACCACCTCGATCACCTCGGGGTCGCGTACTACTCCTAAGGAGCACCATGGTCACCTTCATCGTTTTGGCGGCAGCGACCGCTTTGGGAACTACTGGTCAATTTCTTGACGCATACACCACATACATTGGCGTGGACGTCAAGAAGATCGCAGTGGAAACAAACTCCTCGGCAACGTGGCTTGTTGCTCATCCTGCACTTAACTTCATCGTGAAAACAGGTGGCCCGCTTCTGGCAGGGTGTTTGGGTTTGTTCGCTGCACCCCACATAGCTCCTGATCACACTGGCCTCATGATTCTTCAAGTGATGATTGCCGGGACGCAGGTAGCGATGGGCGTCACAGGGCTGTTGGCGGCTAAGGGCAACAACGCGATTAACAACGCAAAGAAATAAGGAGCATCATGGCAACCGGAAAAGGAAACACCAACAGCATCTTGTTCCTTGAAGCAATCTTTCAAGCAACGTTCTCAGAGATCGCTAGCTTGCTCGCGAACGCGGGCAGCCCGCTGACTAACTTGTACGTCAGCTTGCATACTGCGAACCCGGGCGCTACCGGCAACCAGACCACGAGCGAAGCGGCCTACACGAGTTATTCCCGCGTGCCAGTCGCGCGCACGTCCGGCGGCTGGGCAATTACGGGCGAGACGATTTCGAACGTCGCCGCGGTGACTTTCCCGGCAGCAACAGGCGGCAGCGAATCAGAAACGTACGCCGCTATCGGAACCCTCGCGTCCGGCACGGGCAACCTGCTTTGGTTCGGAGCCTTGACTACGCCTTTGGCGGTTAGTTCGGGGATAACTCCGAGCTTCGCCATCGGCGCGCTGACGATTACAGAATCCTAAGGAGCGCCCATGAGTATTTTCGGGACTCCTCTTGTAAGTTTTACGGGTGGCTCAGCTTTCTCACCTGTGACTTCGAACGCTATCAACGTTCCTTCGGGTGCGATGATTTGCTTTCTTGCTGTCGCGCCTACTGTTGATACACCCGTCGTCGTCACGGACTCAAGTTCGAACGTGTACGCGTCAACTACGTTGATATCGGACGGGACTGACGACTATCAGTTCGGTTACACTTTCGGCGCGCCCGCAAACGCCGCGCTAGTTGTTACGGCGAATTGGCAGCCAAATTCCGGTACAGCACTTCTGTATGTCTGGGTCGTTCCCATCACGGGCGGCACGCCTATATTCGACGTGCTATTCCTAGAGGGGGCGCTGGTTTCGGCAGGTCTCAGCAATACCGCCTCGGCAAACACGTCGGGCACAGACGAAATAGCGTTCTGCGGCATATATGATCGGAATGGAGTTGGCGGGTGGAGCGCGACACCGCCGATGATCCTTGAGACTTCATCCTTTCAAAACGTTCGTCAAGCAGGGGCCTATACAACGTACAGCTCGCCGCAGACGGGCGCAGTTCTCGGCATATCGACTGCAGGTTCCCCAGCCGGAGGGATTGTTGGCGTCGCGTTCAAGGCAGGAGCATCGCTCTCGAATATTGTGGCAGCGATGGCCGGGGCCGGATCTCTTAGCGGAACACTTTCCGGTACCGGATCTTTAGCCGCAGTTCTTGCAGGACATGGCTCGGTTGTTGCAAACCTCACTACATTTATCAGTCCGAACCTCGTTGCCGCAATGGCTGGAACGGGTTCGCTCTCGGCCACACTATCCGCTTCGGCCTCTTTGGCCGCAGCTATGGCGGGGCAGGGTTCTCTTATCGGAAATTTGACGGGCGAGGTTGTGGTGTCGCTTGCGTGCGCCATGGCAGGTCGTGGCAGCATGGGTGTGTTCTCGTCGAACCCGGTGGGGAGTCAGCCGTCTCCGTACATCTTGAGAGAGTTCGGAGTCACGTTATCGAATCCTGCGTATCTGGACACGAACTCCAATACGTTGCAGTTGTTTCACCAGCCAAGTTTTCTCCCCAATGTGAATGCGGGCTCTGTGCTGCCGCCACGTTGGTCAACTCCGGGAACCCCGGACAACCAAGGTTTTCAGGGACGCGTGCAGGCGCCGGGCGAACTCTTAGTCGCGCCCGACAACCTTCGCCTCTCAGGCAAGGTTTACACAGTGACCGCGCAGGGAATGGTTTTCATTCCTGCCTCTGCGGTTAGTCCGACTGTCAATATCATTCTGTCACAGAACTATTTTGGCTTCGGTCAGGCGCAGGTTATCGACACCCTGTTTACTTTGGTGAGCCCCACGGCTCTGGTGCCGGGTACAATGAATAGTTGGACGCTGATTGCTACGCTCGCCGGAAACGGCGTGGGTACGCCGGTCGTTAGTTGCGCTGGCCGCTTGTGGATTGGCGGGACGCAGTACTACGGAAGCGGATACTCAATCAATCCGCCCCAGACTATTTCGGGCCATTCGCGCCCGAGTCGTCACCGAGAGCCCATCATACAGTTGAGTTTGGGTGTGCAGTTCGGCGGGACCATCAGCGGGCCGGATTTATTCCAAGCCTACTTGACCAAGTTCGAAATGAGTTACAACAAGGGCAATTTCTAGGAGTCCTTATGAGACTTCTTCTGGCAGTGAAGTCGTGTCAGCGCGATTTAGAAAGAGGCAGTCACGAAACCATCAGGCAAACGTGGGGTCGTGATGTGCGAGACGCTGATTTACGTTTCTTCATTGGCCGGGGCACGCCATCGAAAACAGACGAAGTGTCTGTAGACGCGCCAGACGATTATGATTCGTTGCCGCAGAAGACACGCGAGATTTTGCGGTGGTCGGTAGCCGCCGCATACGAGTTCACGTTTCTTTGCGACACCGACACCTTCATCATCCCACGGGGGTTGATGGCTTGTGGATTTGAGTCCCATGATGTGGCCGGTAAGTTTTGTGTAGGCCATCCGGTGGGAAGCCTGCCTTTCGATTACAAGGATGAGCGCGGGGAGTATCGTGGAGTTTATTCGTGGCCCTCTGGCGGTAGAGGCTATTTCGTCTCAGCCAAAGCAGCTCGCGTTATCGTCGATACCGAACCGCACGTCTGGGCAGAAGACATGTACGTGGGCCAAGTACTGGGTCCGTGGATTCAAGGCGGCGTGATCCGTGCCGCGGATCTGATAGATTTTGTCGGGCACATCTCTTGGCACTATCCCCGAAGTCATTTCGTAGTTGACTATCTTGCGGGTTGGATGAAAGCCATGCAGTCATTGCACGGGGCTACCAAATGATCGTCGTCAAGCTTTTAGGCGGGATGGGCAATCAGCTCTTCCAGAGAGCGTACGGTTTCGCATTGGAGAGCCACGGCTTCGAAGTTGCTTTCGATAGATCTGAACTTATCGAGGGCACGCATCGCGAGTATTCACTCGAAGAGTATTTCGATCTCCAGTTCAGAGACAACTCAACGAACCAGCCCCTGTATGAGAAGAGTTTGAGGTTCGACTCCCAGATGTTGGAGCCGCCCTATGACCGCACTATGGTGGGGTACTGGCAATCCGAAAAGTACTTTGAGGCTCAATCGTACAGCATTCGAAAGCGATTCAACTCTCATTGGATGTTCAAGCCTCTTCAGCCCTACACGAAATCAATAAGTACCGAGATATTGAAACAGAACAGTGTGTTCATTCACGTCCGTCGTCAGGACTATGTGGGTCTACAACATTTTCACGGGATGCCGGGACTCGACTACTACGCCGGGGCCGTGGATACGATTCGTGACCAACACATCAACCCCAAGTTCTTTGTCTTCTCCGACGACACGGACTGGTGTAAAGAGCATTTCCCGTCTGACTTCCGCATCGTGGAAGGCACGGACAAGCACGAAGACTTGAGGCTCATGGCCTCCTGCAAGCATGCCATTGTTGCCAACTCCTCTTTCTCTTGGTGGGGCGCGTGGATCGGCGACGATCAAGCGGGCAGAACGGTGATCGCACCCCGTCGTTGGTTTGCTGTTGAGAAAGACAAAGCGGACGACACGGATATCGTCCCAGAAAGATGGCTTAGGATATGAAGTTCGAAGCATTCGTTCCAGACTGGCCCGGCCCCAAACAGCATGCGCAAGAGGTTGCAAATAGAATCATTCCGCACTGTGGGGTAACGGTTCTGGACGATCCCTCCGACTACTTCAACGCGCAGTGGAAGAAGGCGCGCGCGCAGTTCACCGGTGATGTTCTCCTGTGGGTTATGGCTGATGTCACGCTGCCCGTTGATTTCGAAACAATGTTTTCAGAGATGGAGAGAATTTTCTCTCGCTGGGATGTGGGTTGGTATGCCCCGGATATCGCGTGGACGAGCTACATCTATAATCTTACTGATCTGAAACTTGTTGAGCCCTGCGTCTACGAAGTTCCCAACACTGATTCTTTGTGCATCGCGATTCGCGGAGATGTTGTACGACGGATGCCGCGCATAGACCCCCAAGTATCTTTCATGTGGGGTATGGACTTCATCGCCATCGCCACCGCGCGACTTATGGGATTGAAGGTGGTTCGAGACTATCGGTTCAAGGCCTATCACCCAAACAGTACAGGCTACGACATCCCTCGCGCGTCGAGTGAGATGGCCGCGGTTATCGCTGCTTGCCCTCCGGCGCATCAAGAAGAGATTGGACGTTTGCTGGCTGAGGATAATTACCTCAAGAAAAGAGCCCGAGATGAATCTCAGGGATAAGCGGGTTTGCGTAACTGGCGGCGCTGGCTTTCTGGGATCGCATGTCGTCAATCGTTTGTGGGCGATGGGTTGTTCCAAAGTTTTTATACCCCGCATTCAGGACTACGATTTGCGCCAACGCGAGGACGCAGTGAGGATGTATCACCACGCGCAGCCGGATGTTGTCATTCATTTGGCGGCGCTCGTAGGCGGCATCGGTGCGAACCGAGCCCTCCCCGGAAAGTTTTTCTACGACAACGCAATAATGGGGATGCAGTTGATGGACGTCGGGCAGCAGTTCGGCATTCAGAAGTTTGTGCAGATGGGCAGCGCATGCGAGTATCCCGCGAACGCGCCGATACCCACGCAAGAGACGGATGTGTGGAGCGGTTTCCCCGAGGGCAGCAACGCTCCTTACGGAATAGCCAAACGCGCCCTTCTGGTTCAGGGCCAAGCGTATCGCGTGCAATACGGCATGAACGTCATTCACATCCTGTCCACGAACCTGTACGGGCCCGGCGACAATTTTGATCTGGGAACGTCCCACGTTATTCCGGCGATAATCAGTCGGTGCGTGACAGCTAAAGAAACAAACGCCTCCTTTATTACGATGTGGGGAACAGGGCGAGCAACAAGAGACTTCATGTTCGTGAAGGACGCCGCGGAAGGAATCATCCAAGCCGCGGAATCCTACAACGAGTCCATGCCCATCAACTTGGGATCGGGCAACGAGAATTCAATTTCATATATTGTCGATAGAGTTAAGAGCATAGTCGGTTTCCACGGCGATGTTGTCTGGGACGCCAGCAAGCCCGATGGGCAAGCCCGCCGGGTTCTGGATATTACTCGTGCTCGTCAGTTCGGATTTGCACCAAAGACGTTGCTCGAACAAGGGCTGAAAGAGACCATCGAATGGTACGTCCAATCACGCTAGGCCACCTCGGCATCAGTTCGAAGGGTCGAGAGTACGTGAACGACGCTCTGGACAACAACCGTTTGTCCCGCGGCAAGTACACGGAAACTTTCGAACGCGAGTTCGCGCATCTGCACCAGTCCAAGCACGGCATCTTCATGAACAGCGGAACGAGCGCCCTTCAGGTGGCGCTGGCCGCACTGAAGGAAGTTCACGGATATCAGGATGGGGACGAGGTGCTGGTTCCGGCCACGACCTTCATCGCCACATCGAACATCGTGTTGCAGAACAACTTGAAACCGGTGTTTGTGGACGTGCACCCACTTACGTACAACATTGATCCCGAGATGATTCGGGAGAAGATTACATCTCGTACGCGCGCGATCATCCCGGTGCATTTGTTCGGGCTCCCCGCGGATATGCGGATGATCCAGAACATCGCATCAGACAACGACCTTCAGGTGATTGAAGACAGTTGTGAGACCATGTTCGCGCAGACGAATGGCCGATCTGTAGGTTCGTTCGGGCATCTGTCTTGCTTCAGCACGTACGTAGCCCATCTCGTAGTTGGCGGCGTCGGCGGGCTTGTTCTCACGGACGACGACAAGCTGGCTAAGATTTGCAAGAGCCTCATGGCTCATGGTCGAGACTCGATCTACACGAGCATCGATGACGACAACAACGTCGGCAGCGGCCTTCAGAACATCATCGAACGCCGCTACAAGTTTGATCGTCTGGGCTACTCGTATCGGGCGACGGAGTTGGAAGCAGCAATTGCACTGTCAGAATTGGAACGCTGGGAAGAGAACATCACCCGTCGTCGCCAGAACGCAGCGTACCTTACGTCTCTGTTGCGAGACGAAGACAACATTTTGCAGCTCCCGTTCATCCCAGAGAACTACACTCACAGTTTCATGATGTACCCCATGGTGCTGAGCCCGCACTTGGATCGCGATAAGCTGCTGCTGCTTTTGGAAGAGCGCGGCATAGAAACTAGACATCTTTTTCCCTTGCTTTCGCAGCCAATTTATGAGAAACTGTTCCCAGGAGAAGCCGAAAAGTATCCTGTGGCACAGAGATTGGCGAAACACGGCTTTTTCATCGGGTGCCATCAGGGTCTTACTAAGGAGGACTTAGATTATGTCTCTGAGGTCTTTCATGAATACAACCCGGTGTATCGATGACAACTAAAATTTGTGTCGGCTGCAAAGAGCCGAGGTCATTAGACGAGTTTTATAAAGATGGGCGACGACTCAATGGTTTGTGGTCTCGATGTATTTTGTGTATTCGTATCGCGAGTAAGACTCCCGAAAGTCGTCTGAAGAGGAACGCGTATCGTCAAAGCCCGAATGCTCAAACGAGCCTTTTCAAAACGTCCTTGAAAAGAAAGTTTAGAATGTCCCCGGAAGATTATGAATATCTTTTGGACGCCCAAGATGGCCGATGCGCTTTGTGTAAGAGGGCGTTCGATTCTAAACTCTTGAAATTATCAGTAGACCACGACCACAAACATGTAATTCACTCAGATGGTGCTGCGGCGGGTTGCATAGAGTGTATTCGGGGTTTGTTGTGTTCCAATTGTAATCGAGTTGTGTTGCCTGTGTTGGAGCGGGACTCAGATTTACAAAGTGATGTGGTTAAGAAATATCTATCTCAAAGACCGCTGAAAGAAAAATATGACCGTATCAATTTTGGTGCCGCTCTATAATCAAGCGTCGTTTGTAGCGGAAACGTTTGATTCTATTCTTGCGCAAACATATATAGATTGGGAAATAATTTGTGTGAATGACGCCAGCACGGACAACAGTCTTGAAGTGGCCGCAAAGTACGCAGACAAACATTCCCAGATCCGGGTGATGAGCAACAAGGTGAACCGCGGATTACCCGCGACGAGAAACATCGCCTTAGGCCACTCCGTTGGGGATCTGATCCTTCCGCTGGACTCCGACGATTGGATCGAGCCCGATTACTTAGAGAAGACAGTGGCGCGCATGATGGATGGTGTGGGTGTTGTCTCGACATGGATTCACATTTTTGGACTGGGCCGCGAAAGCACTGGCGCGCCGGGTTCGAGTTACCCGATATTTGTTCCCACGCTGGAGCAGATCACTTCAGGAAACACCTTGGCAGTATGCTCCTTGATTCGGCGCGAGACGCTTCTGGAAGTTGGCGGCTGGCCCGAGGACTTTACGCGGGGCTCAGAGGACTGGGCTTTGTGGTGTTCGATTGTGGCTTTGAATAAGTGGAAGATAGATGTGATTCCGGAATATCTGTTTCATTACCGAGTTCATAAAAACTCAATGTGCAGGTCAAAAACAATGGCCCCCTTTTCAGAGACATTAGCCCGAATCCAATCTATTTATAGAAAGGAAAAATAATGTTGGGAACGCTGTATCGTTATCCCCATCCGTATAAATCGGATGCGTTTATTTACGTAGGCCAAGGACCAAAACGGGATAAATCTCATCGCTCGGCGCTTTCGTCTTTTGGAAAGCGGTTTAGGAAAGAATTTCCGGGTATAGCTTTGCCTCAGCCGATTCGAGAGAAGATTGAAGTACAGGATTACCTTGAGCTGAACGAACTGGAAACTATTTGGATGTTTCAATATCATACGTGGTACGGCTATGATGGTGGGATGAATCTTAGACTCCCGGAAGATAAAAATTATAAGAACATAGCCCAGATGGGCGGCAGGGTTGGGGGACGCAAAACGCTAGAGTCAGGAAAACTTTATAAGTTCTCTACGTCGGACTCTATTAAGGGCGGTAAAGCTTCTGGTCCCGTTAACGGTCGAAGCGGGGGTCGTATCGGCGGGCGTAGAAATGTCGAAAGCGGGCATCTCGCTCGTCTAAGAAATCCAGAGCATCAGGCGGCAGCTGCTCGATCTCAAACCCATAAACGATTTCACGAAGATCGAAATCGTGCAAATCCTCGTTGCGTTCTTTGTAGCGAACGAAATCTGATAGTTGCTTTTTCTTAGACTTTATGATACACGACATAGTTCAGGGGTTGTGGGTGACGGGCGATCTCTCCAACATGGAGAGGCTGAGCATCAATTCCTTTTTGAAGAACGGACACGAGTATGTTCTGTACGTGTACGATTCTGTAGGTCGCATACCCGATGGCGTGATCGTCAAGGACGCGAACGAGATTATTCCGCGTGAGCAGTTGTTCTTGGTCCGCGGTGGCTATTCAAGTTTCTCGGATTTCTTCCGATGGAAACTGGTTCTGGAAAAGGGCGGCTGGTGGGTTGATACCGACGCCGTGTGCCTCAAGCCCTTCGTGTTCGATTCTGAATACGTGTTCATCGGTGGTTTGGGGAAACCGGGATCAGACGATTGCATTACGAGTGGGTTGTTCAAGGCGCCCGCGCACAGTCCGATTATGGAGTGGGGCTGGGCGCAGTGTCAGCAAATGAATCCGGCGACTATGACGTGGGGCCAAGCAGGCCCTCCTTTGATCACAGAAGCAGTTCACCATTTCGGATATCAGAAGTACATCATACCCGGACGATTGTTCTTTCCCATATTCTGGGCGGGCGTGCCAAACGACTTTACGAGAGCAGGGGCGTCTATAGATTTCAAGGATGCCTATTCAGTTCATTTCTTCAACGAATTGTGGAGACAGGCCGGTCGGGACAAGAACGGAACTTATCCCAGCACATCGGTGTTCGAGCAGCTAAAGAAAGAATGGGGATCATGAAACGCGCGCTCATCACAGGGATCACGGGCCAAGACGGCAGCTATCTGGCCGAACTCCTGTTGGAGAAGGGCTACGAAGTTCATGGCATCGTTCGCCGGTCAAGCAGCATCAACACCCAAAGGATCGATCACGTATTCGATCAATTGCACTTGCACTTTGGCGATCTGACCGACGCGGGATCAGTGAACAGAATTGTGGCGACAATAGAGCCCGACGAGATTTATAACCTCGGCGCTCAGAGCCACGTGCGTGTGAGTTTCGAAATACCAGAGTACACGGCAGACGCGGATGCGCTAGGCACCCTGCGATTGTTGGAAGCCAATAGGAATTTGATCTGCCCGGCGAGGTTCTATCAAGCCAGCAGCAGCGAACTGTACGGCAAGGTATTGGAAACGCCGCAGAGCGAGACGACGCCGTTCTACCCCCGCAGCCCCTATGGGATCGCGAAGCAGTTTGCGTTCTGGACTACCGTGAATTATCGCGAAGCCTATAATATGTTCGCGTGCAACGGCATTCTGTTCAACCACGAGTCACCTCGCCGCGGCGAGACGTTCGTGACCCGGAAGATCATCAAGGCCGCAGTACGTATCGCAGCCGGAGATCAGGACAAGTTGTTTCTGGGTAACTTGGACGCCAAGCGCGACTGGGGCTACGCCAAAGAATACGTTGAGGCCATGTGGCTGATGATGCAGCAGAACGCGCCCGATGATTTTGTGATCGCAACCGGCGAGACGCACTCTGTCCGAGAATTTCTGGACGCGGCATTTGGGTTTGTGGGCTTGGACTGGCATGGGTATGTGGTGGCAGACGAAAAGTATTTCCGCCCCGCCGAAGTGGACTTGCTCCAAGGCGATGCCTCGAAAGCCCGTAGGATTCTGAACTGGGAGCCCAAAGTCAAGTTTCATGAATTGGTTCACTTGATGGTTAACGCGGAGAGACAGTGCGCTTCTTAATCGGCGTGACAACGTGCCACAAGTTTCAAGAGCGCGCGAGCATGCAGCGTTTCACATGGGTTCCAGATGCTGAAGCCGCGGGGATCGATGTCAGGTTCTTTGTGGGCGAGCGCCCCGGAATACACACGACGGAGTTGAAGGTGCTGCTGCCTAATACGGTGCAACTGCCGGTCTCGGACGACTACCCGAATCTTCCGCTCAAGGTTCAGGCCATGTTCGCATGGGCCGTCAAGCGGGGTTACGATTACGTTTTGAAGACCGACGACGACACGCTCGTGAAGCCGCACAATCTCCTGAAAGAGTTGGGGGATTATGTCGGACACTCCAACAAGATATATTGCAGTGGGTTCGGCTATACGTTGAGTCGGCGTTCCGCGGAGGCCGTAGCGGCGGCTACGTGGGACGGAGATCCGGCTGAGGATCGGTGGGTTGGCGGTGTTCTCGCAGCCCGGGGTATTATGCCCCAAGACAGTCCGAACCGATTAATCTTTAGATCGCAATGCGGCTATAGGTGTCGAGCGCATTGTCGCCCGTCCGCGACGGGTTGGGAAAATTGTATGAATTGCGAGATCACCCGCCAGAATGCTTCCGTGGTTTGTCCCTACGACGCCCCGGAATTCGTCGAACGACTTTATAGGCTTTAAGGAGACTCATCGTGGCAGTAACCATAACGAACATCGGCACGCCCAGCAGTCAGTCTATTTTTCAGAACACGGCTGCGAACAATGTCGTGAACTCAATCAAGCCAAGTTCCGCGGTCGCTTACTCGATAAAGATTGATAACTCGGCGAACCTCGGAGCGCCTGTGTACGTCAAGTTTTACAACATGGCTTCGGGCTCCGTCATAGTCGGCACGACCGACCCAGATCACATCGTGTACGTTCCGGCAGGCGCCGTTGTAACTCACGACTTTTTCACGGGGGCCAGTTCCGGCATCACGTTCGGGACTGCTCTCTCGATGGCTGCCGTTACCACAGGCGGAACGGGCGGCACTACGTCTCCGGCGAACCCTGTTGTCGTCGCCATGACATTCGTCTAAAATTTTGATCCAGCAAACGAACGCTGGACAATCGAGTAGCGCGTACATGCGTGCTGCTCTTCACTAAAGCTTAGTTGCAGCGTGATCCGTTGCATTCTAGGTACATAACAAAGAGGAAACAAACATGGCACAAGCACTTACGCAGTACAGCATCAATGGCTCCAATCCGTCCACAGTTGGCGGAACCGGAACCCTCATCAAGTATTTTCCGAACCTCCCCGGTCCTTCGATTGGGGTTGCGAACCTGACTCCTTCGGCAACGAATGCGTCGGGTCAGTTGCTGACTCCGGGCTCGAATCGCCTGAACGGCCAGCCGTTCCACGTTATCGCTTCCGGTAACTTCTTGGTCGGCGTCGGCGGCGGCTCGTCCACTGTGACCTTCACGTTGAAGGCCAACACGGGTACCGTGGCAGCTCCGGTTTACACGACCATCGCGGCGTCTGGCGCATACGCGGCAGAAGTCTCGGACGGCGTGTTCTATCCGTTCGATATGGATGTCAAGATTCAGGGCGACTCTCAGTCCAACCTGATTCAGGGCACCCAGACGTTCCTGATCGATAACACGATCAGCACCGCAGGCACGGCTCTGACCAGCACGCTGGCCGGGCTCCTGCCTTCAACCAGCAATTCCTATCAGGGTCTGAATCCGCCTCCTCCGACGTTTGTGGTCGAGCCGGTGTTCGGTCTCGTGCTGGGTGTGACGTTCGGTACGTCGGTAGTTGGAAACAGTGCAAACCTGTTCAACTTCCAAATCGTCAACTAACAAAATCGCACGACATTCGGGAGCGCGCCGCACATGCGACGGCCTCGGTCTGTACGGTCAACTGGGTGAGGGAGGGCAAAACCGTCCTCCCTTTCTCAACACCACCATGATCCAACACAACTTGATTCATCAGTTTCTATTTTGGGGAAAAATAACCGGCGCCGCGATGGCGTTTGTTTCGGTGATCACCTTTCTGTATCAGAAGTTGGTTGCGCCTGTAGTTCGTAAGGTTGTTCACATTAGTTCAACAATCGACAAGTTGGACACAAATTGCATCCCCACGCTTCAGCATTCTTTGGATAGTCAAGACGTTGTACTAAGTGACCTGAAGGCCGGTCACGTGAGATTGGGCGACCAGATGATTCGATTCGGTGAGCGCCAAGATGGAGTAGAGAAATCGGTGGGCCAACTCCACACCTCACTTATGAACCACCTCGAAAATACGTCGAGAGAGAAGCGTAAGAAGACGAGGGGGTAACATGCCAGCAGTCAGCGTAGCACAACGCGAAGTCATGGCAATCGCAGAGCATCACCCCGAAGAGTTGTCGGCCAAGAACGCCGGACTCAAGAGTATGAGCCACAAACAACTCCACGAATTCGCGGCAGTACCCGAGAAGGGTTTGCCACAACACGTACATAAGCATGCCTCGTACGCTATGGCACGCAAGGCGAGAAACTAACATGGCATTTGGAAACGGACAAGCATCAGCAGAAGGGCTGGGTCCGGGAATCACGGACGCCATAAAGTCGTTCAAGGACAAGGGTAATAAGCCAGCGAAGCCCACGAAACTTACGCCTGCGAAACTTACGCCTGCGAAACTTACGCCTGCGAAACCAGCAGGTCAATTTGCAGATGCGCCATATGGCATGGGCGCGCCCGGCGCCGTTCCTAGTCAGGAGCCCGGTGGGGGCATGGACGCTTAACGAGACGGGCTCGTGTAGGAGAAGAACTGGCTCCTCGCGGCATGCCAGCGCACCCCGGAAATGATGCCGGGACGGCTACCGCCGTCTTCCTAAGCCCTACCTCAAGTGGGTGCAGAAGAGCATCCGACACGAGTGCCGCAAATTTTGTAGCTACATAAGATGGGGAGTGCCACTATCACTCCCCGTCATCTCTATAGTGGAGAGAACAGGACAATGCAAAAAGAAAAGAATCTTGAATCGCGTAGGGCCGCCAGTCGTCGATGGCGTTTGAATCACCCCGAGAAAGCAGCGGAACTCCGTCGAAGTTACGAGCGTCGTAATAAAGAGAAAGTGAATGCTCGCAACAGGAGAAAATACCATCTAAATCCGGCGAAGACCGCAGCAAGACATAGACTTAGAAAATATGGAATTTCTCAAGAAGATTTTGACAAGATGCTTAGGGCACAAGGCGGCAGATGTGCTATATGCTCCCTTCTTCTAAAGAGCCCGTATGTGGATCACGACCATAAGACAGGAAAGAACCGTGAGTTGCTTTGTAGACTTTGTAATTGGGTTTTGGGTGGCGCTCACGACAGCATCGATATTTTAGAGAAGTCAATTCTGTATTTAAAGAAACACGGAGATTTAGATGGCGGAAAAACTACAAGCCCACGCGGGTCACGGCTTCAAATCGACTCACATTACTCATTTTGATGACGGGAGTGCTGCCATAAAACACGAGCATGAGGGCGGCCCAGATCATGATGTCGAGCACGCTGTCGGCAATCTCGACGGCATTCACGACAGTTTACAGGATCATCTTGACCCCGAGAAGATGGAGAAGGGTCTGAAGGACGAGGGCAAAGATCCCGAAGCCTTGGAAGAGAAAGTTTCGCCGGGCATCCACGATAAAGTGGCATCGTTGGCCGGTGGGACTCCCGCGGCGGCAGAAGATAAAGACGCCGGAACAGGGAACTCTCCGACTCATACATCTACGGAGACGGGCGGCTCTTCGCCGGGCGGCGCGTCCACGGGCGGCGTAGGAAGCGGAATTGGCGGCGCAGGAACGGGCGGCGCGGCAACTGGCGGCGCATCGACATCAACTGGCGGCGCAGCAACTGGCGGCACCACGACGATAACCATTTCAGGAAGTTCGAGCACGGAAACGTCAACGGGTTCTAAAGGCAGCAAAGGAAAAGGTAAAGAACCCAAGGGTGGTGGCCCCATAAATATCACCATCAATTCCGGCGCAACGAGCGGCGCATCCGACGCGAAGAGCGCGGATGTTAAGAGCGGCGACGGGCCCGGCGCATGCGGAACGGGCGGTGAGGGAGATGGTTCAGGTGGTGGCGGCGGTGGCGGGGGCGGGCGTGGAACGCCGTCTCATCCAGAAGACGCGTCGGGGGCTATTTCGCCCGGAGTTAAATAACAACTTTTTACGAGGGTAATATGGCCGAAGAAAAGAAAGAACACGCAAAGAAAAAGAAGGCTCATGCCGGACACGGTTTTAAGTCCACGCACATTGAGCACCACACGGATGGTTCGCACACGATCCATCACATGCACGAAGACGGACCTGAGCACGACGTGAAGCACGCCGGAGCCGGTCTGGATTCAGTTCATGACAGCATGCAGGACAACCTTGGTACACCCAATCCGGGTGAGGCCGAGGCCGATGGCGGTCAGTCCGGTATGCCGGAAGCGCAAGCAGCAGGAGCAGCACCCGCAGCTGGTGCGGGCCCGGCAGCAGGCGCAGGCCCCGCAGGAATGTAAATAGAGGTGGTAACATGGGAGAGCATTTACAACTCACCATTGCGATCCTTGCATTCATCACGGCTCTGGTCGGTTTGATTGCCGCCCTTATAGGGCACTTCAAGCTGAAGGCGATGCCGGAGAAACTGAAAGCCGAAGTCTTGGCTGACGCTAAACTGGCAGCCGCTTTGCTACTCGCGGACGCCGTGCTGGCAGCCGCCAAGATCAAGGCCGATGCAAAGGTTCAAAGTTCATAGTCATTCCTCGGCTCATTACCGGGGCGCAGACTCGGGGCGTGCCTCAATCACGTCCCTTGTCGATTCTATTGAGGAGAATAAGATGGATACTAAGAAGTGTTGTCACTGCAAGGAAGAATTATCATTAGATTCGTTTCAAAAGAATCGAGCAGCGCCAGACGGCCTGCAATATCGATGTAAGAAATGCATGTCTATTGCTAGCAAGGCATGCCGAGCTAGGCGCGGCCACCTTTGGTTAGAGAAAACTGATCCGTGGGATAAGAGAAGTGAGTCTAATCGGCTTCAAGCAAATGCGCGAGCCCGCGTTCGTCGTGCTAAGAGTCCAGAAAAAGAACGGGCACAGAATCGTCGGTGGCGACAGAGTAATCCGTTTGTTGTGGCTATGACAGCCGCAAGAAACAGATCTCGTGATTTGGGTGTAGATTCTACGTTAACCGCGGAAGAATGGAAAGGCGTTGTTCAAACCGCGAATTTTATATGTCACATTTGCGGTAACGAAGTTTGTTTTGAGATCGGTTCTCCAAATCGGTTAAGTCTGGACCATATCCTTCCGCTATCACGCGGAGGTACTAACGTGAAAGAGAATGTGGCTCCTGCTCACAACCGTTGTAATAAGGCTAGGTCAGACATGACCATGAGCGAGTTCGATGTGTGGTTATCTAAAGTTTCGGAATTTAGGAGCGAAGCAAATGGCTGAAAAGAAACATAACGTCTCACTTTACAGGGCTATCCATGGACTTCGACATGGCGGGCTCCATCGCGCACTCGGTATCTCTGAGGACGAAACGATTCCCAAGGAAAAGATTGAGGCCGCGAAGGGCAGCAAGAATGCTCACGTCGCCCACATGGCGAACTTTGCCGCGACGATGGGTAAATTCAAGCACGGGAAGTAACAAATGAGCGTAGCGGGCATCAAGAAGATTTCTCGGGAGGCATTCGGGGATTCCAAGGGCGTCATTTCTTTGGGCCACGTCATGTCTGCGGTTTTCGGCGTCGCTGCGATCATTTGGGTAAGTAGAATTCTGATCTTGACGCACGGCCTGCCTGCTCTCGACGGCATAACAGCTTTTGTTATCGGGCCGTACTCTGCGAACAAGATCGCAACAGTGGCCCAGTCATTCAGTCAGAATCCAGTCACACCTACGGCACCGGCGGCTGTGCCTACGGCACCAGCACCAACCCCACAGCAGTAAAGGACGACCCAGTGATGAAAATATTCGCAGTCGCGACGATAGCACTTCTGTTATTGTTTGCGCCCGCGGTATGTGCAAAAGGCACTGTGGTATCCACGGCTGCTTCCACCACGCACGAGATCGAGATGTCTACGCTCGTTTCGGGCGCCAAGTGTTCGGCGACGGCTATCGGGCCGCACGCTCTTTTGACGGCCTCACACTGTGAGCAGCCGACGAATGATATTCAGATTGACGGTAAGGACGCCACGATTTTGTTTCTGAAACGTGACGGCGGCGATCACACGATCTATTTCGTGGATCTCGGATTTAAGTCGTGGGCCACAGTCAACGAATCTATCCCAGAGATGGGAGACGGCATTTTTATCATCGGCAATCCCGGCGAGTTGAACCACATATACCGGCACGGATATGTTTCGTTGGTGAACCAGCCCAATGCACTCGAAGCAGCTTTAGCGGGCGAGGACGCGTCCACGGCGATTGCTTACGACATCAACGGGTATTTCGGCGATTCGGGCGCCGCGGTGTTCAATGAGGCCGGTGAAGTCTCCGGCGTCCTGAGTCTCGTCGATACCCAGACAAAGAAAGACGCAGAGCGTGACGGCGAAACCACCGCCATGAAGATGATGTACGGATTCGCATTCAAATTTTCTGCTGACGATTTGAAACAGGCACAGACCTACGTGCCCGTAGTCGCACCGAAGAAATAAGATTGTTCAGGGAAAGCGCGATACCGCAGAGGCCGGTTAAGCCGCGAAGGTGAGCACTCCCCTCGACATGAACACAGCCTCAACTTTTTCTAGGAGTCCACATGGGCGCAGCATCAGGAATCACAGCAGCATTGGCAGGTGCAAAGAACACGTTGAAAGAAGCTAACGACAAATTTCCTTCGCCTAAGCCTTCAGGCCAGCACGCCGCAGCGCCGTACAAGATGGCCCGTAAGGCCACGGTGGCCGTGCCAGCAAAACCAGACGACGAAGTAGAAGACACTGGAAAATCGCTCGGTGACAAAGCAGCAAACATCAAGGCGTATAAAGACGCTCAGTAGTCGCAGCACGCCCTACCGCAGTACAATAGATGTTGCAGCACAATCAATGGAGAAAGGACATGCCTATCACAGGCGATGCAAAGCGGGAAGCAAATAAGAAAGCGTGGGCCATCAAGAAGGCGACTCGCGCGTTAACGGAAAAAGTAGAACTTGAGCCAGCACAGGATGTGCAGGACGTACTCGCGCACGCCGCGCTTATGGACGACGACCGGGTACTGATTCAGGACGCTCGTCCTGAGATCCACTATCGATACAGGTCCGAAGTTCGCTCATGCACGCAGTTGGCTATGATCTTTCTCGGCATCATGCCGGAACGCGACGAGGAAGAGGAAGACAAGAAAAAGAAAAAGAAACGTGTGCTGAAGCCCTGCTCAGCCAAGATATTGGGTCGACGCGTCACGTTCGACGAGTGGCTTGAACTCCGCGATAAGGCACGCAAGAATTTGTTTTGGCTGTGTTATGAACTGTTGCGGCTCCGCTCCTTGAATCAAAGGGTGCACGGGCCTGTGTGCGACATGTTCGTCAAGAAGGACTTCGACGGGGTGTACTACGAGGGTTATACGCTTGAGGATATGCGTGAAGCGATTCACCGTTTCCCTCGCGAGAAGCGCATGCTGCTTCTGTTTCCTCGCGGTTTCTACAAGACGGTTATCAATTGCGCGGATTGCGTACAGTGGTTCTTGAACGCTCCAGATTGTATGATCTCGATTCTGTCGGGTACGGAAGAGTTGGCCGACGACTTTTTGGGAGAAGTTAAGAAACGGTTCAATCTTCAGAGTAACGAAGACCCTACAGACTTTCATCTTTTGTTTCCTGAGTACATCTTGACCGGCATTAAGGGCACGTCGAATGAGGACATGTGGTGCCCCGCGGCGATCAATCACCAGAAGGACGCGTCTCTCTGGGTCCGCTCGATCAAGCAAGGTATCTCAGGTAAGCACGCCGACGTCCGTAAGATGGACGACGTTGTGACCAACTCGAACTCGGAAAACGAGGACGCGCGCAAATCCCTCAAGGCTAAGATCGATTCCTCGAAGTTCATCGTTGGCGGTCACGGCTTCACAGACATTGTTGGAACCCGCTATTTTAGCGGCAAGGTTCCAGACTATTACGGCACTTTGATTGGGGCCGCGTCCGAAACCAACCCCTTGAAGGAGTATTGCCGGGGTGTTTGGACGGTCAAAGC